TAAGTTCAATTCTTGAGTTATTCAATTTAAGCCTCCTAAGTGATTTGAGTGTTTTTGTTTACAAAACCATCGTACCAAACATTAGATACAATGTCAATAACTTTTTGAAAAAATTTCAAAAAAAAATAGAGGTGCTATATTCCAAGCACCTCCGTCTATTTGATATATCACTTTACAAGGCTCAATACCGACACAACATCAATATCGGAATCAACAAACTTCATGGATGTATCATCTCCGAAATAGAGTTCAACATTTTCAGTAGTCTGTGCCTTTACCTGTGCCTTGAACATCTCAAGATATACTCTTACAACCATAGGCTCTGTCAGTTCTGAGGACACATAAGGAATAACCTCAACACTGTCTGACTTCTGGCTCGACACGTGAAGCCCATCTGTTGCAAACTCGATATTAATTACACCATCATCGAATGCACCAACAAAGAGCGAAAGTCTATCAAGCAACTGAATGAGTTCCTGTTTAGGAAGCACACACTTATTAGGATGCACATTGTTCGTGTAGCCAAGAATGCTGTCAACGGCAAACTTCTCGATGTTCGCAATAACACGACCACATACAATATAATTATCCCCCACAAGCAACAGTTTTCCGTTTGTCTTGTAGATGTCAAGAGGCTTCTCTCCTGTGTATACGTCAAGGAGTTCCATAAGCCTTGCGCTCATAAGAATCGGAGTAGCCGTGACTTTCTTATTAAGGCAACTGATTTTGAATGTATCGGATGCAAGAACCACATCCCCAAGATAGTAATTATCATAAGGGGGAATATCATTTCCGATTGCAAGTGACGGCTTTACAGCCCCGAGAATTGTCTTAATCGTAGCACTGTCTATCTTACCGATAGATGTCTGCTGAGTGTTCAAGATATCGAGTTGAGGTTCGGGATACTGAACCATCTCAAGCGTATTTACATCAATCTCTACGGGGAACTTGTGAGTTCCATTACCATGAACCTCAACAATATTGTTATCGAGTGTCATAGTGATATTCTCCGATGTAGTACGCATGATGAGTTTGGAGAACTGTTCAGCCTGTACCACGGCATAGAAATCCTCACTCTCAACATCCTCGCTTACGACAAGAAAATTATCGTTATCCGAGGTAATAAGGGTAAGCCTGTTATCCTTTACCTTGATTGCAATACAGGTGGTTCGGGAAATCAACTTATTATTTCCCACACCCTTTATTGCTTTTGACATCAACTCCTGGAACTTAATTGTACTGATTTTCATAAATGCCCTCCTTATTTCTTATATCTGTCACTGATTATTACAGGGACAGCATGTTTCCAATCCACGTTATGATGAATCCTTGCATGATTATTTCCGATAATCCCTATCTTTACGAAAGACGGACAACACATCACTGTATAGAAACTCTTTCGGTACGTTCCCTCTCCCACGTATGCGCCTGTAAGTCCATTATCTCTATCTTTCTGTTGGGTATCTGTTTGATTGATACTCACGTCCATTATCGTAGCGAATATGTCACCTCTGGCACCGCACAAGCAGTATGTATTAACATCTTCGTTCAAATAACCAACAAAGGTAAAAGGTCTCTCTGGGGAGCACAGAAACGTGTTCATTGCCTTACGCATGAATCTCGCTTTAAAATGTGAGCCATCTGTTCCTCCGAGGAAGTCACCATTCTGAGCAATACATAATGTCTTCATTTTTGGAATGCTTATATAATACTCAAGAAGTGCTTCAAATACAACATCAAGATTTGTGGGAAATAATGCTCTCAGATGGTCACCCTCAGCATATCGGAATTGAAACTCATAATAGTCATCATCAAATTCCATAAAATAGGTGTAGCCCAAACTCTTCGCTTTCGAGAAGCAAGCATTTCTTGCATACACAACTGTATTCATATCCGTTTCGTTGTCCATCCTATCAAAGGTCTTGGCAACTTCGGATTTATCAAAAGTCGTAACATGCTCTTCTCCAAACACCTTAATGTATTCAGAGATAGCCGTATCATCAGTATCTAACAGGATATACCACTTCCCTGTGTACCCATATTTGCTCAGAGACTTGGCTGTAAGCACATTATTGGGATTACCATGACTTAAGATGAAAATACAAAAGTCATCCAATATCCTTTGCTTTCTTGGCAAGGTTTCCGTCATTTCTTATCTCCTCTAAGCGTTTTGAAAGTTTTACATATCCGTTTGCAATGGCATCATCAATATCGATTATAACGAGTGCTGAATCCTCCATCAGTTGTTGCATTTCCTTATCGGAATTTGCATAATAGTCAGCAATCAAATCATAATTGAATATCAGATGTCTGCTCGCCGCTAATCTTAAGAACTTCTTCTCTTCCTCCGAAACTGTAGACGCATTAATCTTTGTCATCAGTTCCACGTACTTCTTGTACCCGACAAGTTCTTCAATATTCGGCTTCTTGTCATTAGGAGCATACTGAGGGATTAAAACATTTCGGGAATATTTAGTACTCCCTTTCATAGCATCTGATTGCTTAGGGGCATCAAACAGTGGCATATTATCCCTCCCTCCAATGCTGTGAAAAGAAACTAGGTCGTTTTACACGAGTAGCATTTCCATTGTCATCCACATGCTTATAATTATGTTTTGTGGGCTGAACAATACCACCTTGTTTCATTTTGTTCTTAGCAACATTTCTTCTAAGGTTTCTGAGTCCCATAAACTTCCCTCCTTAAAGTTCTATCTCATCTCCGTACCAACATTTTGAACATACAACATCACATTTGATAGGCATCTCAAGTATTTGTTCAGCCGCCTTACTCATTGTCTGTGCGAGCAACTTAGCACACTCCTTAGCGTTCTCTTCGGGACATTCAGCAATTATCTCGTCATGGACAGGAATCAGCATTGAAAAGTTAAGGTCTTTCAGCCTTTGACTCTTATACAGTTCTATCATTGCCATCTTTGTGAGGTCTGCAGCACTTCCCTGTATTCTCGCATTGACACACTGTCTTGTGGCATTGCTTATCTTTGTTCGATTGTCGATGATTTCAATGCCCTGTTTGTCAGCATCTTCAAATATCTTTTTGATGTCTTTCTTGTAACGAGCGTTCATAAGCCTGTCCCAAAAGTAATCACAGATACTATCGGGAACATAATTTCCGTAAACATCATCAAAGTCTAAAGGGTCTTCATATGGATTAGAGAATCCCTTTTTCCATGCAAACTCATAGGAATCCAACTGTAAGTCGGGAAGTCTTCTCTTACGCCCACATACTGTGGTAACGTATCCTAATTCTCTTGCCATTGCTAGACTGTCTTCTTCAAACTTCTTAATGGCAGGGAATCCTTGGAATACCGAATCCTTTATCGCCTGTGCCTCTTCTGTAGTGCACCCCAACTGTTCAGCAATACTTGCTGTGCCTCTTCCGTAAAGCACACCTAACAGAATACTCTTGGCTTGGCTTCTGTATTTCTTGCCCTCCTTATTTGTCTTATCCGTCTTATTTCCGTTCTCATCAAGATAAAACTCAAGGCAATCCTCATAGGCTCTGTGAAAAGATACACTTGCAATCTCAGAATATAAATCCTTACCTTGCATAAAGGTGTTATACATCTGTGAGTCACCCTGTTGCCTGCAAAGTGCTGCAAGACATTTCGGCTCTTGCTGTGATACTAGGAGAAGTCACTTGACAACATAACATAATTTTTACGTGTAAGTAACTTTCTCATTCGGCATCACCCCCTCCATATCCCATAAATCTTCCTGTCTTCTTATCTCTACGACTTTCTAAATCACCTTTGTGATAAACACCTTGGTGCTCTGTTCTTGTGGTAATCTCTAAATTCTCAATTCGATTGTCCATCCTGTTACCATTCTTGTGGTGCACAATCTCGTCAGAGGTCAAGGGTCTTCCTAAAAAATCCTCCATAACTTTTCTGTGCGTATAATATCTTCCCTCTGTAGTCGAAACGCATTCATATCCCCCATAATTATAGGTTCGGGCTTTCCTGTTGCCACCACGTCTGTTTGCGATTCCCATTGAAACTACCTTGTGAAGAATTGCTGATTGCGAGCGTCCTAGATGTTCAGCACACTTGACTACTCCTAAAGTTTCATAATTGTCAACAAGCCATTGAGTATCTTCTTTAGTCCACCAACGATACATAATATCCCTCCTTTACAAGGAATATTTTATACAAACTTGGTATATTTTGCAACATCAAACAGAAAAAACTATATTGTCTTTATTGTGGAACACCGAGACCACTGGCAATTGTTCTTCTACTCCATTGTTAGATATCTTTAGCATATCCCCAACAACAATCTGAGATGCACGTTTCCACCCATCTAAGGTGGGCACTTCACAGAACTTGTCTACCACAAAAGATTTATCAGTCTCAGTAACTAGTTTCTCATCAGTCCTTGCTCGAAACATTTGCCTTATATCTGTATTGTGTGAGGGCAAATTTTGCAGATTTGGATTTTTACTACTGAATCTTCCTGTATCAGCCCCGTATTGGTCGAACTCACAGTGAATACGTCCGTCTTTCTCAGCACAATTGGGAAGTTTATCAATGTATGTGCCTACCAACTTTTCGAACTCTCTATATGCAAGGATAGCATTACATATCGGATGGTCAAGAGTCTTAAGAATATCTTCACCTGTACCACGAATAGGTTTCTTAGTTACCTTATCTACTCCTGCATCAAGCCCTATTATGTCATAAAGTAACACCTGTAATTGTTTAGGACTTCCGAAGTTGATAGGGATATCCAACTTCACCTTGGGATTCTGTTTCTTGTATCTCTCAAGGTCTTCTGTATATGGCTCACACATCTCTTCCAATGACTTCATATTGTCATCAAGAAGTTTATGATATTTATCCGCAAGCACCTTATTGTATTCATTGTCTATCTCAACGCCTGTGGTCTCCATCTGAACAACAACATCCACAATAGGCATCTCGATTTTCTGAAACACATAGGCTACCCCATTCATGCCGTTTCGCTCAGTAGGCATACAAGTAGGGTCATAGGTAAGATAAGGTCTCTGAAAGTCACAGAACTCTGTGGTAATTACAGGGTCATGTCCTGCATACAACTTTGCGGTTCTCAGTGGAATGTAGGTGAACGGAACTTTCTTGAACAAATCATCGAATGAGAAAGCGTCACCTTTGCCTCCGAGCACATACTTGTTATGCAACTCCTTTAAGCCTCTGTGACCCTCAATCTCGTTCTCGTTCATCATTCTTGCACCGATTTCTGCGTCCCAAGTGCAATACATGCTATTAACTCCAAATGCTCTCATAAATCGAATATCGAATGGAGCGTTGAACATATCAACTTCGGGTCGATGTCTAAGAAGTTCCTCAAATTCGTTTACTACGAAATCCTGTGGCAACTGATTAGGTAGTTTTTCCTCAGTAAAATAACTTATGTGATTTATTGGAATATATGCACCTTTTTCTCCACGGGTATAGATACAGATTCCTGCTATGATGTTTTGAAACGGATTAAGTCCATTAGTCTCTGTATCAAGGGAAATATACCCGTTTCCACGGCAAGCCAATAAGTAATCATGCAACACATCTTTGTCCTGTATGAGGATATAATCGTTCTCATACTGTCCGAGTGCCGTCTCTACCTTTTGGCATATTTGCTGTATCTGTCCAGCAAGACCACCACTCTTTACTTGAGTAGTGGTCTTTCTTGCTGTTTTACTCTTTGATTTTTTAGCAACCAACAAATCTTCGGACTTACCAGCCCTTGTTGGTACTTCAAAAAGTGGCATCAGTATACCTCACGTCTACCTGTGTTGGGAGTTCTACGCTGTTCTCTGTCTACGGGTCTGTATCCTCTGTCTGAGCCTCTACGAACAAGAGTCTGTTCTCCCTCAGCAGGGAAACTACCTGTGTTCAGATAGCAAATCATGTCATCGGCTGTCTTATCGAGAACATGTGTTCCGAGAGGGTTAGGAACTTCAAAGGCATCAAGAGTGGTATCATCCTGTCCTGCCTCATACATCTTGTAAAACGTTCCGGTATCTCCCTTTTTGCCGTTTCTCTCAACATCGAAAGCATGGGATACAAGATGGGGATAATGTGCACACATGCTTGCAAGTTCCTTACCGAACTTCTTGCCTCTCTCCCATGTCTGAATCCTGTCCTCATCCTCGTTATAGATGGGCACGAAATACTTCACGGTAGTGAACTTCTTTGCTTCACAGAAAGGGCACTTATCTACGGGGTCTCCGTACTCTCTGAGGCAGTTGACATATTTCTTCTTGTCACCGATTTCTACCTCATGCACACAGTATCCCTCTACGTCCTCGATAGAGTCATAAAGGAATCTCACACGGGCTGTATCCCCGTCATCCTTGAGACTAAAATAGCCTCCTCCTCCCTGTCCACCATACTTCTCGGCATCGTCTACTGAAACTCTCATAATGTTTTCCTCCTTTTAGTCGTTTATGCGTTTTAAGGTTATTTATACAAACCCTATTTTCATAGGGCACGTATCAAAATAATGGTATTGCTTTATTCTTTGGGGTTTCTATTTCTTCCCACTGAGTGTGAAAAGTTGAACTTGAAATGAGTTTGGTCTTCCCATCCGAATAAGTTACAAAAACTGTTTTGAACTTTGGGTCAACCACTCCGTCAGAAGTGACAAGAATCTTTGGGTTCTGTCTCGATTTATAAGTCTTCATAGGTTTCCTCTTTTATAAGTGTTCTTAGTTACAAAGACATATTAACATTATATATTACGTTTGTCAATATGTAAAAGCCACCAACAGGAATTGAACCTGTATTATCTGATTACAAGTCAGACGTTCTGCCGATTGAACTATGGTGGCAGAAAGGCACGACACTCCATTTCAAGGATGGTAATCACATCCCAAAACCCCTATGTCGTGTAGGATTACTCCACTGTGCCCTCAGATGGTTTGGATTATTTAGCACAGTGTTCACCTAAGTCGGGACGAAAGGATTTGAACCTTTGACCACTTGCGTATAAGGCAAGCACTCTAACCGAACTGAGTTACATCCCGTATTAAAGTGATGTGTCGAAATATGTAATTTTTCTTTGGGGGTTGAATTTTCATTCCGTGTGTTTTGATTGGTTTTGTTCGACATTTCTTTGTGTCTCGTTTCTGTAACGTATCCGCTTCTCGACACACCACTCTATACGCTAATATACTATGCTCATACCTTATGAGCAAGTGCACGTCTATACTTGGTCAGAACCGATTTAATACTGTCTGGAAGCCGTTTAAGCACTTCCCGTTCTATGTCTTTTGGAATTGGATAGCACACCTCAGCAAGAGCACATGCGACACAGGTAAGAGTATCACAATCACCTCCAAGTGAAACAGCCGTTCTCAGAATATCTTCAAAACTGTGTCCCTCAAAAAAGGCTGTAAGTGCTTGGGGCACTGTTCCTTGACAACTCATATCAAATTCATAAGTAGGTCGAATCTCATCACATGTACGAGATAGGTCATATCCGAAATCAGTAATCAACCTCTTTCTAAGGTCTTCCTTACTCATCCCTGTACGTAACAGGAATATTGCCTCAGCAATACATTGTGCTCCTCTTATTGCCTCTTCGTGGTTATGAGAAATCTCTGTGACCCACTTCGCTACCTCAAGAGTCCTCTCAAGTGTTGGATATAACCACCCTACGGAAGATATTCTCATTACCGCACCATTTCCGTAACTCCGATAAGGCTGGGGCTTGGGAGATATCAACCAATTGGTAAATGACCTCCCATAATTACACAAAGGATACTCATTTGCCCAAAATCTCATTGAGTGAATTACAGACTCCTTGCAATCAACCTCGTTAACATCCGTAAGTAACGAACTCAATGCGTCAGCAACGGCAACTGTCATTACAGTGTCATCTGTAAAGTGCTCCCCATTTTGCCAAAGCACAAAGTCTTTCACCTGTTTTGTAGGGGAGAACTCATATGGTGCTCCAACTACGTCACCTATTATTGCACCTATCATACTTTGTCCTCCTTTCACTTTTATAATAATTGACTGATACAGGGTAGGATATATAACTGAGTGTGAAACAGTTATAGTCCCATCACACTCCCCATATCAGCCCCTTGCGTGGGTAAGGATTTGCACCTTACATGAGCTAACCGCCATTTGCGGACGTATGCATCGGAACAACCGGCTCTTACCTTATAAGCGTCTACCTATTCCTCCACCACGCAACGTAAGCCTAATCACTTACAGGGAATTGAAACCCTCTCGGTAGTCCAATACCGATACATGTCACCCTAACAGGGCTAGAGGGATTCGAACCCTCGTATGCAGCAGTCAAAGTGCTGTGCCTTACCGCTTGGCGATAACCCTTTAAAACTTATAAGACCTCTCTATCCTTTGCCGACATGTACAGGTTACACCACTGTACAGCCGTTGCTGTGAACTTGGGATTGTCATCCCACCATTCTTTTCTTGACATTATACACTTACCTCTTTTGTCTATGAGCGCAATGTTTTTAATGTCCGTTTCATAGGGGTCGTTTGTCAATGAACAAGCCATATATCCGTTTGGAATAGCCCCGTAATTATCTTCCCATATCTTATCCTGTAATGGCTTCCAAAACGGCTCTTTTAAATTGTGTCCTAAAGTATCCCGTGATTTGCCCTTGCATAACTTAACCTTTATAAAACAAAGATTTCGTTGTTTATTATAAGCAATCGTGCCTATAGGGGCTTCCTCTTTTACCAATCCCTTTTTAAACTGACCAACATTCTCCCTATTTCTATCAAACTCTCTTATCTTGAGTCTCACACAATAACCTGTCAGACTTGCATGTGATTTCTTGGCATTGAAGTGTGCGTTAAAGTCTCTCACTAAATCAGCAAACACCTCATAACTGTCATAATTATCAATTAACCACTGAGTCTGTTCTTCGGTATAAGCTGGCATAGATGCTTTGGTTACCAACACTATGTTATTTCTGGCTAAGTAAGTATTCATTGCATCAAATGTCTTGGTCTCATTAAAGATGGCATTGAACGTTGCAATAAAATGCTTCTTATCCTTGAATATCCCCAACGCACAGTTATCCGATATCCACTGTTTTTGCTCAGTTGTAAGAGTCTGATTGCTGTCTGTAGTTGCACAGTCAATATGAGGAATGTCGTGCCGATACATGTAATTGGTAAGAGCATCGGGTGAAATGGAAAGTGAAAATCTCTTGTTGAATGTATCTGCAAAAGACTTCACACTTTTCCATTTCTTTCTCCGACAATTACACTTCAACCACATTATTTCTTCTGAGGTGTAAGTGTGCCGACTCATATTACTCACCTATCATGGTAGACAGTACTGAATGCTCAAGAGTCTTGGTCTGCGCAAGTGCCTTTTCATACTCAAGAATAAGTTTACCATTGTTAATCATCTGTTTTCCAACATCGACAATAATCTTGGTCTGTTCATTCTCGATGGCTCTCTGTTCAGCCGAAAGGTCATCCCTGAGTGTTATCTTGATACGGTCTCCCATAATGTCATGAAGTTCTACTAGTGTCATCTTTTTACCCTCCTTATAGGTGTTCAAGTTTTTCAAGTTATTGGGGCACTATTTCGTTAGTGCCCCGTTACGCCTCTGTTTTCCCCACAGAAGTAAAAGGTTAAAACGTAATCTTGTCAAAGAAAGCCTTAACTTCATCGATAGCAACAAGTGTTGCCCTCTTCTCAGAAGTCATTTCCTCCTCAGTGAGACGAACGTAATCGTACTTATCACGATAGTAAGGAATGGTCTTCTCCTCATCCTCCCACTTAAGTTCTCCTGTTCCCCAATCAGTTGCCTGTTCAGATTCTTTTCCGACCACCTTGTACTCCATGATGGTATCCTTTTCAAAGTCCTTGATAGCCTCTGAAATCTTTTTCAGAATCTCTCCCTTTGCACTGATAACATCAAGTCTGTTGATTACGATTGCATTCTTCTTAGTTGCCATAATTTAATTCCTCCGTTTGTAAGTGTTTTTAGTTTCTTGAGTTTTCTTAACTCTGCACTTAGATTATCATAGCATAGAATGTTTGTCAACAACTTTTTGAAAAATTTTCATAAGATTTCTTTTAAGTTATCAAACATCTCTTTATCCATGTCATTCAAGTCTTTTGCAACATGCACATCCCACACATACTGAGTAATTAATTTATTCGAAACATTCTTCATAATACGCTCTCTTGCTTGCATTCCTGCTTCATCAGCATCAGTAGCAAGAATAATTTTACGACAAGGCAAGTCTCGCAATTGTTTGAACTGTAAGGCTGTTCCTAGTCCATTCAATGCAACAGCATACTTACCATATTGCCAAGCAGTTAGTGCGTCTATCATTGACTCACATACTATTACTTCTTTTGGGAAGAACATTCTACTGTAATAATTTTGTTTTAGCTTTCCGTCCACATATTCTGTGCACACAACAGCCTGTTGCCATAGTTCATATAGTCCATAAAGTGGTTTCTCCACACCTCTTGGGTAATTGAAGTATTTGGTGTTGACACTTCTTCTTGCAACGAAAAGGGTATGTCCTTGCACATCTCTGACAGGCATCGTGATGCAATTTGTTTTGGGGTCAAACCCAAGGTCAAATAATTCAATAAGCCTTTTATCAGTAATTTTTCTTGTTCCCCAGTAAGGGTGATAGTAGCGATAACTGTCGAGTTCTTCTTCTGACACATATTCGACCTCTTTTTGTGTAGTGTGTTTATGCCTCTCAAGATTAAGTTCGATTGGCTGTCGTTCCTCAACACTGACTGTCAAGAAATTCTTAAGTAACCACTCCCAACCAAATGCTCCTGTAAGGCTGTCATGCCCAAAACAATGAGAAATCATTTCGGGAAGTCCAACAACAGTTCCACAAGCAAAACAATGACAAGTGCCATCAGACTTCTTAATGCCCATGGACGGTCTTCTCTCTTGTCCATCTTTGTGATATGGACAGGACACCATTACATTATCCGAAGTGTCCTGTACCACACCCAACAGGTTTATTTTATTGATTTGTAACTGTTGCTTTAACTCACTTATTACCGAGTAGCAATCAACATCAAATGTTACATCATTTATGACCATACATACCCTCAGAATACATCGTTTCGACTCTTATACTTGTCTTTCTGTTCGTCTACTTTCTTACGAGTTCTCTCCGTAGGTTCAGCATCATCGATTGAGGGAAGATAAACAAATGACCCTGTGTCGATATCCCACGTATACTTGAGTTTTCCACCACGCTTTACGTTTCTGCCCTTTTTAACACCTATCTCAAGGACATTATCTTTCTTCTGCTGTACGGAAATTGCCTTGCTCGCATTCTGTGCGATACCATCACTGTCACGGATAGTTTCAAGTTCGGGAGTGCCCTCATTCTCTTCCCCGACAACACCACTCCTGTTTGCCTGTACTACCACAAGAACAGGAATACCGAGTTCAAGAGAAAGGTTCATCAAATCCTCACTAATGTTTGTCAGTGATGTAGTGATGTTATCCCCTTTCCTACCTCTCTCATCCGACAGATATTTGATACCATCAATACCGATAATGTCAAGTTTATATTTGCGTACCCAATTTTTGAGTTTGCTCACTGTGACATAATGCTGAAAATCCTTGGGAGTGGATACAACGAACTTATTTTGTTTCTCACTCAATGATTGAATATATGCCTCATATTCACCCTCATCCACATTTGAACCTCCTGTAAAGAGTGCTCTGTTGGAATAATGGTTGAATAGAGTATCAAAACGGAATCCTATGCTATTGTCGGACATTTCGGGAGAAAAGTACCCAACATTGAATCCGAGTTTCCAAGCATGAGAACATATCTTCTCAAGCACCCACGACTTACCTTGGTTTGTCCTTGCAAAGATTACAAACAGTTCTTCACCTCTTTGAAGACCATCTATCTGTTCGTCAAGTTCGGGAAGTCCTGTCTCAATGAACCATGCTTTCGGATTAGCCTTACGCTCTTTAAATTGCTCAAGTCTCTTTTTACCTTGAGCGATAATGTCAACTCCCCCAATATCATAGTTAGGCTGTAAGTTACTCAATTGAGACATCATATATTCCACAGCAGCATTACTGTCTACTGTGAGGATATCAGCCATCTTCTTGAGTATCGGAGTAGCCTGTTGGAACAAACGTTCTTCTCTTATCGCATCTACGAGATACTTGTCTGTCTCGGCAACCTCAACCAACTCTATGTCGGGAAAATTTGACAGGAATGTTGCTTTATCGGGAACATTGCCATAGTTTCTTATATGCTCCTGTATAAAGTTGAACTCTTTCTCATACCCAGGAAAATAATCCTCAGTAAGAAAGTTTTCTTCGGCAATAGCGTTACTTCCCGTTTCAAGGATTTTTGAGATTATCTGTAAACTTGTGATGTCACTCACCTCTTTTCGTATTCATCTAACCACACCCAAGTAAACCCGTGATGAGTTTTTCTTTTGTGGTTTGCACAATGACTTACATTTGACGGAAGAAAACAATCCTGTGCTGTAGCCTGTACACTATCCCAAACTTTTACTAAGTTCCCCATCAAGTCTATTTGACAGACTTTTTTAGAAGATATTTTATGCCACGCATCTAACCTTGCTCGGCAACGGGATAAAAATTCGGGGTCTTGCTCATACCTGTCTAACATGCGTAATCTCTGTCGCTCTTTGCATATATAATAATTGGAGTTATACCCGTGAGTACACCACTCTAAATTTTCCACATGATTATTTGTCGGGTCGGCATCTATGTGGTTAATACATGGCAAATTGTGTGGATTTGGAATAAATGCCTGTGCCACAAGTCTATGAATAGACAGTTTTTTATATGTCAAATCCTTGCATAACACAACTTGCTGATACCCCAAATTTGTTTGCGTACATCTAAGTATGCGCTCTCGCACAGACCTATGACCTCCTCGACAATTCACATATCTGAAAAGTGACTTAACTTGCCCATCATTAGATACTTGATATAGCCCCTCATACCCAACAACATCTTTCCAAATAATCATTCACATACCTCCTTATTATTTTGGGTATATGTACCATATCATAAATAAGTAAAATAATCAATTTGTAAACCTGTCATCTCATATCTCCCCCTTTGAAAGTGATGATTTCTGTACTTGACCCATATATTCTACTTGCCAACTTCTGACCCATACATTCCTCAAGTTCTTCCTTGGTGTCAAAATTACCTGTGAATATATTTGCTTTGCCCTCAAACATTCTTGAATCAATACATGCAAGTAACTGAGAATAGTCATACTTGCTCATGTTCGTACTTGCTATATCGTCCCATATCACAAGGTCTACCTCATACATCTGTTTCTTTAGTTTCTCAAATGCCATATCAGTAGTCTTGAAGTCCTTGCTCTTTAGTAGGAACAACGGAACACTAACAAAGAGTCCTCTTACATTAAGTCCGTTTCCCGACCATATCTCATCAAAGTATTTTAACAGTAACTTCACAGCCCAGCTTGTCTTACCATTGCCTGTGATAGAACTTGTGATGTATAGGTTCTTACCCTGTTCCACAAAATCAACAATGGTAGCCTTGATTTCAGCAAGCCTTGTGTAGGCATCTATGTCACAGTCGGGTGCAGTTAGTAATTGAGGTTTCTGTCTTGCCTTGGGAAGATTGCTGTTCTCCATAAGGTATTGCATCTCAATGAACTTTATGCAATTATGGCACTCTGAAACATCGGCAAGGCATACTTCTTTATACCAACACTCCTCGTTACGCTCAGAATACTTTTCCATTACGCATCCTTTCCTCTCGCTCTTCTTTTGTTACTTTTTTGCTGCTCATTCCCTTATGCTCACCGAAAACAGACGGGTCGGGCTTTGAGTTTCTGTTGTACTGTCCATACTCCTTTACAGGGAAAAAGCCTCCGTATGCTCTCTCAATACTCTGTCTGACAATCTTAACAGGGTCATCTTTAACGGATAACTCTGTCAACCTGTTAAGCAAACCTTTCCACTGATTGGGATATATCGGTTTGTCTTTCATTGCAAGCCTGTCTGACAGATAATCTTTCAATACTGTTCTGAGTTCTTCATTCTGAGTATACTCATCTACCATATCTGAGCATTTTTGCCATCTATTCTTTTTAGGCTTACTTTCTTTTTCTTCTCCCTGTGATATCTTTCTTACTTTCCTAACATCATCTTCATACATATGCTGTTCATACTCAGATAATGTATTTGAATTATTTTGAGATTCTATAGGAGAGTGGTTTTTCTCTATACCTTTAGGTATGTTATTTTCTATATATTCTTTAGTATTATCTATATTATTGTCGGAAATATTTTCCACCCCCGTAGGAAATATTTTCCTACCCCCCTGGAAATCTTTTCCTACCCCCTCTGTTATAGGTGTTCTCAATGCTTGATAATGTACAGTGCCTCCCACAGGTCTATCAATTATCTTGAGAAGTCCTTTGGTTAGTAACGAATCGAGAGTATTACGAATACTCCGTGTAGTGCATCCACACCACTCTGCCATATAATCTTGACTTCCGTAAAATTCAGACTCCCCATCTTGAGTGATGCCGTAAATGATGGCGTATACCAAAAGGTCGTTGCCACTAAGATTTAATTCAGTCCTCATCCAACCTTGAATAGTAATGAAATTCTTATCAGAAACTTTCATAGAAATACCTCTTTAGATATCAAAAGACTCTTTCGTGAAGTATTCGGGGTACGTCACAAAAGAGTCTCTGAAATGTTGACTGATATTTACTTAGAACATCAACTGATGCCCCGACATCAGCCAACGTATGCTTGAGTACTCTCCAACACAAGCCTCAGATGAGGGTGTTATCCGGGATTTCCTTTTGCAAAAAATATAGTAACAAATAGAATAAGGATTGTCAACGGTTATTTTTCACAGCATTGTAAATATCCTCAACCTGTGTATCTACTTCCCTGTTTACATCATCCCAAAGGATTTTCTTTTCCGATTCGATGTCAATATCGGGAACATCGGGAATGGCTCTCTCCTCACAGTATTCAACTGTATAGAAGTTATCTCCTCCCTTGGTTGCTACCTTGACACTTACTCTACTTGTTGCTCTGATAGTGGTTGTGATTGCTTTCTGCTCGTACATTGTTTGTCCTCCTTTTAAGCCTTTTTGCATCTGAGTGTTACAACTGTTGTGACTTCTCTGCATTTGTCCATGTCAGCCAATACACTTGGTGTCAGTTCTTTCTGATAAATCGCATTTTCAAGTGCTTCCATGTCAATATACTCCCTTGTCTTGATGTAAGGGCATTCCATTGACCCATGAGTGCTTGACCAATAATGTTTGATTATGGGAAGTAACTTTTCTTCATCAAGAGTCTCTTTTTCTGATACGATTCGCTGCACCGTGTAGCCGTTGGATGTTACCTTGTTCACATCCATACGTGCGAGTTGGATTTTAAGAGATTCTTTGTCCTTGTCACAAATCTTTTTTAACTCTTTAATCTGACTGTCATTATCCACATACCTCTTAATAAGGTCACTTATGGGTTCAAATCCGTCAACGCACATTACTTACTCTTCTCCTTTTTCTTTACGTATTTCTGAGTAACAGCACCCATGATTCCGTTTCTTCCTTGGGGGATGTTCTTCTTGAACTCCACGAGTTTCCAAACGTCCTCCATCTTCCAATACCTTGTACGTCTGTTCCCGATTCTTGTGTATTCGGGAATAATCTTTGCAAGTTCGTGGTCGGGATTAAGGTCTTTCCACCTATACCAACTTGATATAGTTTGAATAGAAGACCCAACATACATCGACACTTCACTTACATTTAAAAGTTTATCTGCCATTTGTTGTCCTCCTTTATTAACTTAACAGATAGTCAACTAGTGCTTTCTTATCTATAACCTTGCCGTCTACTAACATGTCTGACATTGCACCTTTCTTGGCAACAATGTCATTTATCTTTTCGTCAATAGTATCCTTAGTAAGCAAGGTATAAACAGTAACGTTATTGTGCTGTCCGATTCTATGACACCTGTCAACAGCCTGTTCCTTAGCCGCCATAGTCCAAGGCTCATCAAGAAATATCTCAACAGTTCCTGCTGTAAGAGTAAGTCCTGTACCCATAGCACCGATAGTGCCAATAAGTATCTTGCACCCATCCTCAGCCTGAAAACTATTTACTTTATACTGTCTATCTTCGTCCTTGGTTTCACCTGTAATGGTGTCATAGCAATAAATATTGTTTTCAGTGAGTTTATTTTCAATAGCCGTGGTCATCTGAGTCCAATTAGAGAAGATAACAACTTTCTTGCCGTTTGCGATTGCATCCTCAACAAGTTCTACCATTCTGTCAAGTTTTGCACTCTCCTGTACAGTACTTGAAAGGATTCCTGTATATCCCGTAGCCTGTCTGAGTCTAATCATCTCAGCAAGAGGATTATTGGATTCCTTTACCTTGTCAATGTTAGAAGTAATCTGAGCATGAACCTCTTTGTAAATCTGAGCCTGTTTTGCTGTCATCTCAACATACTCATTAATATAGGTCTTTTCGGGCAAATCAAGAACATCAGCCTTGAGTCTTCTGAGCATGAACTCATTTAACTGAGCCTGTAATGCATCCAAATGTCTGTAGCCGACTATCTGATAGTTTCCATATCCACCCATTTCACAATAGTGGCTCTTGAATGAGTAGTAGTTATGGTCTTCATACCCAAGCCACTTAAGAATGATATACAAGTCAAGTGGAGTGTTCATAAGAGGTGTACCTGTCATTGCTATCATGGTATCCGCCTGTATGGTAAGAAAGCCTTTACCCTGTTGGCTCTGAGGATTCTTCATCTTATGTACTTCATCAGCCGCCACAAGCCCGATAATGCCCTGCCTGCAAAGGTCTGAAAGCATAAGGCATATATCCTTGTCTCTGAGTGATTCAACGTTGGTAATGAGGAAATAACAATCATTGATAGGTGCATCCAAATCAGCCCCTAAGAGGGCATTTAACTGTTTTGCCTTTTCAGTGTTGCTTCCGATTGTTACCTTATTCTTCTTTGTCTGCTGACCGATAATCCAAGCCTTTTCGTTGGAATGGGTAGCAACTTCATTTGCCCAATTCCACTTAAGTCCGTTTACGCCACAGATAATGAGACAATGCTTGTAACCTCTTTGCTGTTTCTTAGCAACGGCAATATCGATAACCTGTTTGGTTTTTCCGAGTCCCTGTTCATCCCCAAGCAACCATCTGTCATGCTCAAGCCCATAGTTAAATCCCTCTACCTGGTGCTTAAACGGGTTAGTCTTGAACTGATAATTAACAGGATTTTCCTTACGTGCTTGAAACATGGAAGCATCATCAGCCGTAATCTCAATTTCAAATTTATCAAGTTCTTCAAGGAGAGTTCCAAGTCGCTTGAAAGGGATTTCCCATTCTTTAGATTCATTGTGCCAAAACCTTATAGGCTGTTCTCTCATAACATTTACAACATCAGTGTTGTAAGGAAATGAGATAAACAGTCCAAGGTCAGTGCCACTCTTTATCGCTCTCCTAATGTCTATGTGTATCATCGTTTACTCCTTTTTTAAGGTTTCTCGGTTACATAAACATTATATATCAAATGTTTAAACATTGTCAACTATGTTTTTTAGATTTTATTACTCTTGAGATTCTACGGGCTTCCTCTGTGTACAAGTATGACCTTTTCTCATTTATTTCAGCACAGAAATTTTGAAATTCCTTATATTTTGCACATGCTGAATGACACCCCACATGCCTGTCGGGACAATCTTTACAGGGAGCATTTTTCATCTTAAATATATCTCCAATCCAAAACCCATTTATTTATCTTTGCAGGTATTATGGTCAGCACCCACAGGAGTGCTTGAAGCACCCCTACAAGCGACCATAGAATTATTCCGATTACCCACGCTATCGGATGGGTCTTCCGTGCGTGAGTTACATAATCATCTGGGTCTCGAATAGCATCCCATGCCTCATATAATATCCAATCATGAACATTCATTTCTTTTTCTTTCCTCTCACAAGAAGACTATCAATAGATACTCCGAGAACGTCCGCAAGATAGGCAAGAGAGTCCATATCGGGAATATGCCTACCTGTTGCCCATCTACTTATCATACAGGGCGGTACGCCCATAATACGACTAATATCAGCCTGTGAATAATCGGCATTATGAATTGCGTTATAGATTGCAAGTCCTGTCTCAGCCCTGTTAATGTAATTCATTCTCATTCTCCTTTACAATTTCTATCATTTCTGTAACACCTGTTATGTATCCCAATTGCCAATTGGGGTCATCCCAATCAAGATGCGCCACTTTTGAGTTCCCTGCATCTGTCATCTTTTGCACAAGTCCTTGATAGGAATTTCGTAATGCAACATAATCCTTGGATATCTGTTCATACTTTGCCTGTAAGTCCTCAATCTCACACATTGCTTCCATTACAGTGATGTAATCAAGGTCTTTTGAGTCTTGCATCTTTCTTGAAACTTGCTTGAGATTTTTAAGAAGTGATTCACTCATTATCTTCCTCCTTGTTATGCATTTCCTCTAATCTTTTCTTGGCAACTTTGGCTGTCACAACCGAGAATAATTCGGGTTTAACCTCATCAATAGAATATTTTCTATTTTGGGGAAACTGTGCTCCGTAACGTGCAATGAGTCTATATGCCTCTTCTAGAGTTTTTATGCCGTCCTTTGCCACATATGATTTCCCTCTATTATCACGGCATCTTATTCTGTACCAATTATGCATCCAAGTCCTCCTTTGATAATACCTTAAATTTTACACACTCTGTATAATCAAATCCAGCGTTCTCTGAAATTGATTTTAAGCAATTTATAACTCGATTCACCTCAGCCTGTGCCCTCTCTTTATCCCCGTTCCAAGCATACACAGCCACATTTATAGGATTTTCCTTAGTATGCTGTTCTCGACATATATACCATTGTATCTCAAGGGCTTTTAAGTATGAATAATTCGCCCGTGTGCTGACAATATTAAAATGGGCTTCCTTGTTGTTGCTGAATTGTATCGGAAAATTCATTTATATTTCTCCTGTGCCTCCTGTATCAAATAATCCCAAACTGCCGGATACTGTTCACGAAATGAGGTGAGTGCCATTGTAAGTAACTTTTTTGGAATCACAAGCTTGTAGCACTGTGTGAGGTATGGGGATATTGTCTCTAAGATAAATGCATCTTCCTCCTCTGTAACCTTTCTAGTAAATTCCTCAACCATCTTGAATACTGGAGATTGCTCTTCGGAGTTGACTTCTTTCCCATCAACAAAGGCTAATTTAATCTCCCGCTTGTCATCAAAACCACTCATTCCTATCCTCCTTATCCGTTTCTGTCACAACAATAGCCACACTCACGGCACTCATTATCAGAAAACTTACACTTTTTGGTATATTTCTTTTTATATTCATCTATGTCATAGGCTCTCACACCATCGGCAATCACACCATCTTTGATAAACTCCTTACAGAACTTTTCCATCTTGTCTACTTCCTCAGCATCAAAGGATGTAAAAGTATATGTTACCTGTACTCCATATCCGTTTACAGTGTCGCTTTCAAGTTTTTGCCAATTTATATGCTCTTTCATTCCTTATCCTCACTTTCTACCTTGCAAAATTCGTATGCAGGACACTCTTTACAACATTCCTCATATGACTCACATATATCGTCAAGAGTAGGTCTGTTATCCTCTAAATACGCTTCCATTCATTCTTCCCTTTCTGCCAACGGACAGTCATCCATTCTCATTTTGTTACCACAATAGTAATCTACGGTACAGTTATGCCACGAACACCAACGTTCATAACTTTCTTCATCCCAATAACTAAAAGGACATTCGTGACAATTATTTGGCAAATGCACCATTTCGGGTATTGTTATCATTCCTTATCCTCACTTTCTGCCTTGCGACAATGCTCCTTAACGTGTCTCATAGGTTTGTATTCTGTCGTGTAATAAAACGGGCACTCGGTTTTCACGCAATCGCCAAACTCAGTTATATCTTCTGCAAAATGCCTCACATAACCCTCGGTATATTCAGGCTTATGAATTACTCTTGTCTGATACAGGCACTTCATTCGCTGTCCCCCTTACCTATGTTGTCAAGAATATCCAATATATCTCCTTGCATATCCCTTGCCCCATTATGACTTTCATAGGAAAACATTGAGCCATAATCAACAGGATTAAGTTTTTCTATCTCTGCCTTTACATCATCAAGCGGAGTGCCGTTCTTAATTACATTTATTGCATTAACTATATCTGTTCCTTGCATATCGGGAACACTTGAAGATTGATGAATTCTTTCAAATAAATCTTTATCTATCTCAATAATGAGTTTTACTGTCTCATTCATTTACTCATCCTCCGTATATTTCACGATTACCCTCATCAAGCCATTCTTTTACAGATTCAACATCCTCAACAAAAGATTTTGCTACTTCCTCATCAGTACAATTACAATCAACTTGTACTGTGTCATTCGCAACCCATTCCTGTAATTCAGCATTACATTTAGGACATAAATCTAAACAATTTCCACTCATACATGGATTGCGTGTTATATGAAGAGAATTAGAATCTTTTTTATAAGGTTCAAATAACTTTCCGCATCTGTCACACCACGAATTGAATGTGTATAGATTTACACCGTTTGAGTGATGAACTACGTTGCCACATCGGGAACACTTGTATCTATCGTCTTTATCTTCGGGCAAGTCTGACATTCTTACCCAATGACCGTGTTTGCTCTTTCCCTTGTTCTCATCGAGTGGTATGCCCTCGGCTACGGCATTAGCAACAACCTCGTCATACAGATGCGAATAGCCAGATTTTATGGCTTCTTGATATATTTCTTCGGGAATATCAATTATCAGTTTCATCAGACTCCTCCTTTTTATCCGTGTATCTTTTCACTGCCTCGCACATGTACGGATAGAACGATATTTTATCGTCATGCTTTGGCTTGTCGGGGACAAGCATCTGTGAAATTTGCTTATCCCCGAACAGTCCGTACTGAGTGGCTATTCTCATATCACTCGGTTTTATCGTCATTCTTTTTGTCCCCTACCCACTCAAGATGTCCCATGCTATACAGATACGGCTGATGGTCAAGTTCTACGGGATGACATACAGCAAATGCTGAATGCATATTGCAACAAAGTCCAAGTGCAAGGTCTTTAGCCATATACTCCCCTAACTCAAGGGGAGTCTCTTCTTTATTCCACCAAGCTGACTTGGAGGAGTGGTCTACCTTAGTAACAAATGCTGGTCCGGTTTCTGTCATCACCATTACATACCAAAAGTTCTTCTTTTTATTTGCCGTGTTGATATCCTCCTTATCCTCTGTATGCCGGCATAGGGGTTTCAGTACTAGGAACTCCGTAGATATTTGCCCAACAACAAATCTTGTCATCAGTGTAATTGTCTTCAAGGATAGTGCCCTCATTGACTTTTGCCAAGTCAGATATCCACTGTGTTCCGTCCCATACAGCCATTGAAAGATTGCCATCAGTGTACTTTACAAGTACATCAGTGTCCTCATCGGGATAATCAACAAAGTGCCAATCAAGTCTACTCTTACTCATACTATATCTCCTTTCAAGTGTTGTGAGTTTTCTTAAGTTCATAAACATAGTAGCATATATTATCAATCGTGTCAACATATTTTTAAAAGAAAAGCCTAACCCATTTCTGAGTTAGGCTCTTGGCTTACTTTTGCTGTTTTCTGAATATCTCTTTTATTACTTTATCATACCCGACTGTTGCACACAGGAATGATAAGAAGACAAAAGCGATTATCATTACAATCAGTTTAGCATCCACAGCAATTGAATTGTAAATAATGTATCCGATAGAACATCCTACGGAAATTACAAAGGATACAATCACAGCAAGGATAGTAGAATTATACGGCTTCTTTACAGAGTCCATAATCTTCTTTATTGCTTCTACTGTGAGTGTGATAGTTGCTGATACAACTAACAGTGCTGAAATTAGAAATGCGATGTCCATAATTACCTCCTTTTAATCTGTTGTTTTGGTATATTGAACTGTAAGCCAATATGTTGCATCAGTGAAAGAAGCGGTTGCTCTGACATAGAATATATTATTCTCGGGGTATGCGCTGATAATAGAACCTCCAGAAATATTAGCCGCAGTATTAAAATATCCAAACTTATACAACCTTTTATTTGATGCATTACCAATGACTACACCTTTCCAATCAGTGATATCACATGTGCTATCTAAAGATACTCCAAGAGTAGATTCCGAAGTACTAATTGTCTTAGTTCCTGTGAATGTCTTCTGATATAAAGGCTTACCATCAATCCAAGTACCAACAATCTTCTCAGTAGTAGAATAATCTGTTTCACTACCATATTTAAATGAATTAGCAGCATCAGTAGTCTTAGTATACTTAACGATAACAATAATTGGGTCACCTTGCCACCAAGATACATTTGTTTTTATTCCAACTGTATTTGGATACACTCCATCAATATTATTAAAAGCAGTCACACGTATACCTGTAAGTGTTGCTCCAAAGGAAATCTCGGCGGCACTAACTCCAGAGAAAGGTATATTACCCGCTCCATCATATAACATGGCATTTATTGAAATAAATTTATCTACTGAAATTCCTGTACCAACGGATATGTATTTAACGTCATCAGAAGTCGGTGATGTTGAACTTATTACTTTCTGATAAACGGGCTTACCATCTGTCCAACATCCTACTATCTTCTCATCCGTAGAATACAGGTCACTTTTATTAAACTTATTAGCAAGTGCTTCGGGCATACCTCCAAGATAAGGAAGAATGCCTTGATAAAACTCCGAAAGTCTCTCTTCTGTTATTACTTTATTAGGATTAGTAAGACTCATTGTATTCATCCTCCTTAATCAGTGATTTTTGTATATTGAAGTGTGATATATGCAACAATCGTTGACATATCCGAAGCATTTGTTTGAAGGAATACGGCATTCTGAGGTTTTTCAAATGTAGCCTTACTTATATAACCAGTTGCACTTGTCCATGGTAATGTAACAAAAGTATTCAATGCCGTCTTAAACCATCCTGCTATACTCACAACATTGTCTACATTCAAAATCGTAGCAATATTCTTTGCATTATATGTTCCAGCTGTAGTATTAGGAAATGTGTCACTTACAGTTTTCTGATATATAGGTTTTCCATCTATCCACTCCCCAACTACCTGTTCCTCAGTGGAATATTTCATTCTACGAGACATTACAGAGGGAAGAGGCGTAAGTATCTCTTCCATATCGGTCTGAGGCATCTCATCCACACTGATTTCATCATTGGTGATATCAATACCATCACCTGCTGTATAGGTAGTTCCTCCTCCACCTGTTTCAAGTTCACGCCACTTGCCCGTAGTGGGGTCAGATGTGTTTGAACTATCATACTGATAATTTGTCTTTTCTGATACGACATATGCCAAGCATCCGTCATACAAATCGGATGCTGGCACACTTACCATATCAGAGATAGTTGCATACTTAATTCTCGCATCAAGAGGTTTTTCACCTTTGTACGAAAAGTTATCAGCAACATTAATTGCCATAGTTATACCTCCTTATGCAAAGATTACAGAATAGCCACTAACTGTGGTTGCATCTGTAAGCACGTATCTATAATAAACAACGCTTGTGCTGTTCTGAGTATATGTTTGCTCTGTTCTTGTAAACGAATCAAACAGACTAAATCCGTTACCATCCTTAATGCTTGTAAGTGCTCCAAGTGACTTAGGATATGCATAGCATATACGACCAGCTGTAACTGTGAAACTGTAAGTACCACCCTTTCCTGTTCCAAGGGCTGTGGAAAGAGCCTCAACAGTAGCCTCGGTAGGATTAATATCAGAAACAGCACCATAGAACTTGTTATAGAAGAAGTTGATACTTGCTGTCTTAGTTACGCTTGTATCCACATTATCTGATTTTGTATAGGTTACAATAGCCTTGAATGTGGTTGTATCAGTTGTTGCTGTACTCATGACATAAGTCCAAGTACCTGTGGTAGTACTGTCAATGGTATCGGTTTGAAGAAGTGTGTTACCCTCATACCATGCGATTGTTTTAATCTTCTTAGCACTTCCAATGTTAGATACATGAACAGTAAGGGTCTCTGTGTAAGAAGTACCATATACAACATTACCACTCTTACTGAGTGAGAAGTTGACTGTGGGCGCAATTTCAGAAATAAGCAACTTCTGTACAAACTCAGTAAAGCCCATACCTGCTGTTAAAGTAGTTCCACTTGCAATTGCACCTACTGTGGTATTGGAGGTTACGTTGGCTGTCAGTTTAGCATCACTTATGATTGCACCAGCATCTTCGGTCTCATCATTCGTATAAGTGACTATCAGATGCCCATCATTGTCTATAGCAACACCCTTAATGCCGAGTCCTGTGTCACCCTTTTCACCTTGCACACCCTGTGCGCCTGTGTCACCCTTATCGCCCTTATCACCCTTAATTCCCTGTGTTGCAAGATGCACAATCAGTGAATAAGGAGGATTGCCTACGCCTGTATATCTATAAACAGGATATCCGATAGACTGAGTGGGGTCTTGGGGGTCATAATCTTCAACCATGACCATGAACATCAGTCCAACTTCGGGGAAGTCCTCAGCATCAAACTCCGAGATATCATCATACTGTTTGTAAATCAAGAAAGGATATCCGTCATCTCCTTTGGGTCCAGGAGCACCGTCTTGTCCGTCATGTCCATCTTGTCCGTTTATTCCGTTCACACCATCCATAACATCCATGGTGTCAGTCTGAACTGTGCCGTTATCGAGAGTCCACTCAAAGGTAATCCGATTTCCACCTGTGATGGGAGTAATATCTGTAATTGTACAGTTTTTACCTTTTACAGCACCTCCACCTGCTATGGAGTCATCTGTATATTTCTTCGATAAGGCAAAGGCTTTCTTACCATCTATTGCCATGATTAACCTCCTTTATACCCAACTCCAAGCACCCGTAGAATCCATAAATGCCATGTCAGCACTAACTGTCATTAGGTCGCTTCCGAACTCGATTGTATACCCCGAGGGCAATCCTACGATAGGTGCTGTCGGGGTTACTTCCGATTTAGTGTCAGCAATTAATGAACAAAGTGCTGTCATATTAACAGGGTCAAGCCGTATGTCAGTAACTTTAATCATCCTTTTCTCCTTTACTTATAGATTTCACGAATTTTAATTAGGTCTTCAATAATTTTCTTAATATCCGTCCTAACCATGTTCTCAAATTCTTCGCTTCGGAACTCATCCTTGACTGTGTACTGTCTGAGAATATTGATTATTCTCTCCTGTTTAAGAGAAATATACGCCTCTGATTTGTTTATATGATTGAATGTAACCCAATTCACAAACTCGTCATATATCTTCTCCACAATCAACTGTCCCAAATACTCGTTGTAGCCATCGGGTTTCGGAAGATTTGCTTCCAATCCTTGAAGATGTAAGAGACAATAATCAAGTTGCTGTCTGATAATATCTCTCTCAATATCCGAACCACCTAGCTGAAAGGCGTTCGTGTTTATCTTAAGAACTCCCGATTTAGATAACAGCCATATTATAATAGCAAGAAATCCGAGAAAACAAAGTATAATGAATGCATTAGGTCCAGTTAAAATTTGAGCAATAGACTCCCACATAATAGTTCTCCTTTAGGCAATTATTAATTCCTGTCCAACATAAATCTTATTTTTATTGGGAATACCATTTGCTTTGACAAGTGCATCTACTGTGGTATTGTACCTTTTTGCAATGCTTGACAGTGTATCGTTCTTCACAACAACATAAGTTTTCTTAGTTTCTTTTCTTTGAGATGCTATTTCATTCACACGGGACTGTACGACTTTGTAATCGTATCCCTCTTTGAGTAATCGCATCTGTCGGATGATTCCGTTACCCCAGAGACCTGCAAGAACCTCATTAGCAAGCTGGTCTACCGACTTCTTTGTTTCTGTGGGAGTAACTATCTGAACAGTTTCTTTAGGCTGTGAGCCGTCATCAACCCATTGGATATTGATTTGATTTTGGTCAACTGTTGTTCCGTTTATCTGAGGGCTACGGATGAAATTGGTATTTCCGCCATATTGCCATATCTCTGTGAGAGCAATGCTCTTAAGTTTGGGAGGATTCTTACTGTATTTAGCCACCCAATGAGGATACATAATCAGAACATTGTCATCAAATCTTGAATTAAAATGGCTTTCGCTTGTATAGATACCGCATGCATATCCTGCCGTAATCATGGTCTGACAGAATGTTTGGATAATACTTGTAAGATGTTGATAGCCTTGATTGAGCATCTTGCCCTCAACATCATAATAAACGTGAACGATGTCTTTACCCTGTAAGTATTGAATGAGATAATTTGCTTCTTTTACAGCATCATCTACCGAAAAGGCATTGCCATAGTAATATGCACCTATGTACATCTTATCCTCTTTGGCTTGCTTGTAAAAATCTTCGAAGCAAGGGTCTTTGTAGTATCCCGAATCAGCACCTCCGGCTTTGAGGATTGAATAGGTAAATCCTTGAACCTTTGCGTCCATTAAATCAAATCCTCTTTGCCAACGGGAAACATCTATTCCATATGCAACATCTGAAACAGGGGTAGGATTAGGTACAGGATTGGTTGTATACTCTACCCAAGGAAGTAAACCATAATCCGTCCAAGAATATTTGTTTTGCGGACCGCCTTTATAGAGATATCTACCACCTTTTTCATCCACATAGGTGTACTGAACCTTTGACTCCCATGCGCCCGTGCATTCGACAACATTGAAAGTGTAGCCGTCCTGTGTAAAATCTCCGATATACACACCAGCATGAGGTGAAGTTGAAAGATAAAGATAAGTGCCAGGTTGTTTTAACTGAGTAAAGTCCTTTGACCTGTTGGTACATTGCATGAGCATTTGATAACCACTAATATCTCCCGTAACTGTCGGAGGAACATTTGTTCCTACGGGATTAGTAGCATCCCAACCAGCAAGAATTGCTTTAATAAGATTCCAGCAATCAAAACTGAACCTACCATCTTCCCAATGGTAGCCTAAGTTCTTGCCTGGCTTATTACAGTAGAAATTTGGGACATCGTGTGCAAGTTTTAATTTTGAAATAAACTCTGAAAGTAGCACAATTTTATCCTTTCTTATAACACCAAAAAGCCACATGATTTCTCAGTGGCTTTGTCATCATTTACTACGTCTTCTTCGCCTGTAAGTGGTAGTACATCTACGGGTTACTGTTTGTCTCGCACGTGCCATAGTCATTACCTATCCTTTGTACAACATCTGAGGTCTCTATATCCTCAACTTCTTGTGAATATGAGACTTCCTCAGAAACTTCAACAGGCATTACAAAAAGTAAGATTATTAACACAACAATTGCAATGAGTTCTACCATTGCGACAATAAACCATCTTCTTGCAGATGCCTTAATTTCGTGTAAAAGTTCTGTTGCCAAAGTGTCTTGATTCATGCTATGTCCTCTCAAATGAGTATAGCACATATGCGATAGAGTGTAAACATTTATTCCGTCTCTTCCTCTTCGTCATTCCCCTCTGTTTCTCTCAGAATAATTCCGAGTTCAGAAAGGTCTATATATTTCTCCTCTGTCTGTGTTCCATCTCCGTATGTCACAGGAATTTTAACAGAATGAAAATCAGCAAGTTCTTCAATCTCAGAAGTAATTTTCGTAAGAGGGATGCCGTCTATTAAGGCTTTATCAATAAAAGTGGGATGCTTAAACTCTTGCAACTCCTTGTAATACCAATCGGGAATATCGACTACAAGTCTCATTTAATTCTCCTCGCTCTACTTTTAAACCAATCAATAAAACCTTTACGACAAATGGGGCACAGATAAACAATTTCCTCTGACGCTCCTGTGTTACCCGAAAAATATGTAATACGAGGAGTCCATGGCATATCCTCAGTCAACTTGATTTCTGTGCCACATCTACCACACGTTTTGAATACACTCATTTAATCACTTCCTTTTACCATTCTCGATAGCCATTCTTAATACAGCACTTGTGACAGTTTTTTATCTTGCCACAACAATCATATTTCTTTCCGATTTCCTGTTTCGGGGTCTGTATGAATACCGCCACAAACTGAACAGTACCAATGCCCACTACGCTCTTTACTTTCTATCCACTCTCCCTTGTTCTCGGATAAAGCCTCGTTATATCCACAATCGTAAGCACTCTGTAAGTCTGTCTTGTACTGTTCTATGTCAAAGTTGGACTTATCAATCATTTGGGTCTTTTCTGAAATGTGTTCAAGCCATTGTCTAACTCTGAATACAGAAATCAATTGCGAACCATTCGTATATACTTCCTCAGTATCAATAAATCCGTATGACTCAACAAATTCATCAAATGTTTCGGGAAATTCCATTGCGTCTGCCATTATTCACTCACTCCTCTCATATCTGCTCCACAATCGGAACAAAAATTATCATTCCAAGCATCTGACTTTGTCGCTATATCATTACCACATTTAGAACACGTAAAGTGATAAGTTTCATATGTCATTTTAGGTGTGTCTTGTTCTGTCATTCCTTATCCTCACTTTCTCTTAACGGACATTCTTTATGTTTATAGGTCAATACTTCATCAGCCGTCAGATTATAGATGTATCTAATACCATTACAAAACGGACAAGTAATACCCATATAGGGCTGTCTATCCATTACTGTTTCCTGTTTTACAACATAATTATGAAATGCATTAAACCCATGCATCTTTGCTAATGGGCAAAAAACGCATCCTTTTGGTGTATCTATCGTTAAAATTGATTTACTCATTCGGCTTTATCTCCTCTCCCAACTTATCTTCCAAATCATCCTGTGTGCAGAAACAACCAACTCCGAATATTGCCGTCATTCATGCGACAACATACCATACTGCAACGAACATCACACTCTACGACTTTTCCATTGATTGTTATCTCATCTCCGACATTAATCTTCATAATTTTTCTCCTGTTTCTCTGTCATAAAGGTCATTAAGACTAAACCAATGATGTCCTATTACAACATAATCCTCAGCATGGTCAAACGTGTGATAACACTCCGTGCTGAAATACATCATATTTCTAGGGAATAAATCTCTATTTGCTCTTGCAATCCTTACAGCCTCCATTGCCTCAGCACTTGCATATGGGGCAGGATTACAATATCCAACCGAAAGAACTTCTTCCATGCTCATGTTATAGGAATCGGCTCTATTGAGCATAGTAGTTGCTACGGCAACCATTCCGACTAGTGCCTCACCTCCCGCCTCAGCCTGTACACCTCTTGCCATACGGAAGTCCTCTTCAAGGTTATAATCCTCTTCAATTGCCTGTGCTACCTCCTCTTCCATCAAAGCATTATGGTCAATCTCTTCCTCAAGAACAGGGATTTCCACCACTTCCTCATTATAGGTAATATGATTATCCGTGGTCATTCCGTAGGTATGGTTTGTTTTTATATTGTGTGCTATCCACACCTCAAGTGCTATAACACTTCCCACCATTATGATGTTTACAGCCTTATTGAAATTAAACTTTACCATTCTCTTTTAATCTCCCCTATCTCAATGCTGTTTACAGTGATTGCGTATCCCTTAAACTCTTTACGGATATCCTCTTCCTCACAAACAAAGGGAGACTCGCTATCAGCATTGTCAGCCTTAAGATAGATAAAGAGTGTTCCGTCTTCATCATCAACACGTACACAATTCATTCCGAAATGAAATTCAAGACCACTGACATACTCATCAATCCATTCATTAATTTCGTTCTCAGTGCCCTCAACGTTTACGATAACTCTCTGTGAATATTCCATATTTGATGCCTCCGTGTTTAAGTGTTTTAAGGGTTTCGTGATACACTATCCTGTGTTCAAATCCTTGACCGATGTTTCGTCCAAGAACCTTATTAACTTTTGTTGTGTATCTCTTTCTTATGAACACAGTATATATCGAATTATCATTCTTGTCAACACCTTTTTGAAAAAATTTCAAAAAAAAATAGACAGCCCGAAAACTGTCTATTTCTCAACAAAAGAGTTCCACATGTCTCAAATGCTATTTGTACATTTGACTTATCTTTTGCCTTGAGATTAAAATACATCATTTCGTCCTCAGTGAAATTACAAAGTTCTCTGAACTGGTCAAGTTCGGGCTTCGTAAAGTCCCTCAACAGAGGCAATTTTTTCTTGTTTTCGTTTTTCATTCACTTTCCCAAGTGTAAGTGACATTTCCCTGTGCATCAACTGTTGCCTTTAAAACATAAGTCCCTGCTGTCGTTTTGTCACACTGAATTGCACTGTTATCATCAATCAGAGCATTCACAGTGTTTACAAGATTCTTTATGATTTTACTTGAGCCACTATAGGCAAGTTTTGGTATACTCATATAGCACCTCACGAAAATGTAAGTGTATAAGTTACTTTCATGGTCTTAGTTGCGTCTTTAGTAGCGGCACTTCCGAGATTGTTGATGGTAGTAAGTCTCCAAGGATGAGGCATGAGTCTTACGTTACTTTGGTACGCATTCTTTAACATATCCGTAACAGCATCATACTGATATATGCTGTCATGTCTCTCGGGATTTGCCGTAAGATTAGTAGGATAAATAGTGCTATTGGTGACATCATAGAGAGATATAACGCTTGTAAATGCAGATGGAGCACTTGACGCACTCAAAGCAATAAGTCCAGGTGCAAATTCAGCAATATATGTAATGTCATTATACGCAAGTTGAATATTGGATAAGGCAACTGTCTCGTGCGTAAGGTCAATAACGACAATATATTTATCAGAAGTACAAGCCCATAAGATATCGTCAGCAACAGGAGCAAATGCTACACCCGAATTTTCAGCACTTCTTATTGTTTTGCCTGTTGAATTTATAAGAGTTTTATTTATGACCGAACGATTGGAAACATCAATAACTGAAATAGTAAATGAAGCATTATTTGCAATACCCCCTCCAACGCTAGGTGAAATATATATTTTGGAATTACGGGCTTTTAAATATCTAAGGTTGTTATACTGAGGAAGAGCAACTTCGTAGGTATCAGAAGGAGTGCCAAAAGAACCCGTGGCGGCTACAGGAGGCACAGCAAGGAAATCATCATACAGCGTATGAGAAACGGGGTACTCATTTAAAGTAACCGAAGTAGCATTCTGAGGAACAACGTCACCGCTTGTACCAACTACTTTATTATCATAAAATGCGTATCCCCTTGTTCCACACCAATTTGTTTGGTAATACATAGGATTACCATAACTGGTTATAACAGCTTTATTAGTATCAAGGAATGATTCACTACTTGAATTACCATATCCTGCCCATCCACCTATTCTCGAAGTAAGGCACACGGACTTGATTGTTCCGTTTGCTTGCTGAGTTGAAAAGTCATATACCTGTTCAAATTTATTGCGTGTCAATACAGATTCGGGTTCATTATACGAACCCATCTCGGTAACAATTCCCGAATTAGACATTTTATAAGAACCATTGCCGACCATTTTAACTCCTGCTGGCATGAACTTGGCAGGAGTAGGAGAAGTGGGAATGGTATCATTGAACAAGAGCAATCCTCCGAACAGATTAGCGGCAATAGGAACTACCTCGCTACCTCCAATAGTGGCTCTATTCCAATACAACATGCCACCATGCATGTTGAGCAGATATTCAGCACCATCAGTGACTATATTATCACTTTCAATTCTATCACGAACACCTGTCCTAACATCCTTTAATTCAATGCAAGTATGTCCGTGAATTGCTTCGATACCGAGTTTCTTATGCTTTACGGGCTTTAAAATCTCAACCATAACATCCTCCTTAATTGGTGTAGTTGACTTTTATCTGTGTAACGTATCCGTTTTCATCAAGCAATGTGAATCTAAACATCAACTGTCTATTTGTTACTTTAGCGTTCCAAGCATTTGTCGGAATATCTTCAATAGAATCTTTAGTCTGTCCTGCTGTACTTGTCGTGAGCAATACCCATTGATTATTTACATAATTATACCACGTTGAGCCATCATCAAACGACATAGCAAAAAGTGTATCATCATCACAATCAATCTCCACACTATCCACACCTGTTATAGTGCTACTTATCATTTCGATATTTTGTGATACGACAGTTTGAGGATAAGTAGGAACACCTGTTGTTACGGCTGTCAAAGAAACCGCTTCATCAGCATTCCAACAAAGTATTGACGGGTCTGTAAGAGAGGAATAGTCACTCCAATTGGGAACAGCGTCCATGCCATAATCAATAAATAATTGAGCATCAAGTGTACTTCCGACATTTGTAAGCGTATCATTTACAAGAGTATAATAATCGCCTTGACTCTCAATCAGACACTTTCCTGTTCTTACCAAGACATCTGTGAAAGTGATATTTGCAATAACACCATAAGGCGATGATGTTACTCCTGTGATATACCATCTGAAATACAAATAATCTGTGGTATATGTCGGAATAGTTACTTGCTTTACAAGATTTGTTCCCGTTTCAGTCCATGAGATTGTTCCTAAATCATCCCAATTCGTATCATCATTAGAGCCTTGAAATGTTATTGCTGTCGGATGCTCAACATTTCTCGCACGATTCTTTAAGGTGAATCCGAATATTCTTGCGGGCACCGGAAGTTGCAATTTCAACCATTGAGGTACTCCTCTTGTAGGATGCCAACAATCATCACCTACTGTACTTGCTCCGTTAAAAGGCACATATGGCTGTGCCCCCGAAGAATATACAGATGATGCGGATGCAACAAATGTATCACCATTCCCATCCGTATATGTGTTAGCAGTCATTGCTAAGTTGTATAAAGAATTAGCATTCATTTAGATTATCTCCACATCATCTACTGTTACATCGGTTACAAAAGGAGTTACCTTTGTGCAATAGCCACTGTCAATGGGTTCGGACGCACCGAGACTTGTCCATTCAATCTTTTCGACAAAACTATGATTTCTGATTTCAACATAGTTAGCATCAAAGGTCATTTCAGCAACATTACTTTCATCGACATATGCATTAGTTACAACCTCATCTACCTCAGCATCATCAGTAATATTTGATACTCCTATAGTGGGAATGGCAACAGGAGATGCCACATCACTTACATCTACTTCCATAGGAGTAATCAGTCTTACGATAGCGTTATCAATCATTGACTTGATAGGAATCGTAGGAATAATGATAGGTGCAAGTTCATCAGCGACAGTAATTGTTCCGTCCCAAGCAGTCTGTCCAATAAGTCCAAGACCGAGGATTGTATTCTGTGCTTGATAGATATCAATATGAACTGAGCCACCGACACAATTCAACCATACTTTCCAATCATGAAGAGTAGTGTTATCCACATCGACAACATAATAAGCATGAAGTATGTGCTTGCCATCTTGATAAGTTTCTTTGGGCTGTCTACTGTCAATAATTGTTCCGTCATACTCGTATAAAATAGTTACAACTAAATCATTATCTGTAAGATACCCATCAATCACTTCTTCCGTAGTTTCACATTCAATCAAGTACTCAAGTTCAATATAAACCTGTCCACTATTTGAAACTCCGAAACGAATATTTGATATAGGTTTGGTCTGCCCGTCACCTACATCGACAGCCTGTTCATTATAGAACATCAAATATTTCAATTCAATGTTGTTCATTTGACCTTGAATTGCTTCTATCTGATTCTTTATTGTCTCAATCTGAGCATTTATGTTTGTAATGAAGACAGTCTGATACTCTTCGCCCTGTGCCTCATACTCATCACGAAATGCTTGAATGCCTTTGATATATCTCTCAAAGATATAGAAAGACATCGACTTATAGATATCCTCACCTTGACTTGCTGATGCCTCAAAATCATAGACTTGATAGGTTACAACATCCCCACACTCAAGCCAAGGATATGCAACCTGTGTTACCTTAAAGGGAATATACGCAATACCCGAAATCAGTGGATACAGATTTGTTGCAATTACTGTTAAATCTTCTTCCTCAAGGTTGAATGTAAAGAAATTGCCTTGAACAATATATTTATTGATACCATTTCCTACCGATACTCCCTCTTCCAAATCGGACTGTCGGATAATAAGTTTATCAACAGGCTTTACATAAAACTCTTGATAATCTATCTCCTTGTAATAGGCAACTTCTACACCTGTTGAGGGAGAAATTGGGGCAAGAGACCGAAATTCAAACTCATTATACCTGTTCATTATTCCGAATACTCCGTTTATCTGACAGATGTATCGGATAATGTCAAGGGCTTTCATATTCACAGGGCTGAATTGCTTGTAAAAGAACAGATTATCATTTACAAGTGTTGCAGCTTTTACAGTAATTCCAAGATATTCAAAAAGGGCATCTCTAAAATCTTTGAGAGTTACCCCATCTTGCCAATCTGTGGAGAATTTAGCAATATACCACTGAGCAATATCAGTATTACCCTTACTATATAACTCATCATATGCAACAAGTTCTTTGATTCGCTTGTTGCTTTGTTGTGTAACAGTATCAATGATACCATCAAAAAGAGGTACAGGTTCAGATTGAGTTTCGCCTGTGTAGACAGAGGCTTGTACTCTTCTACCTTTCACATCAATTCCGAAATCTTGAATCTGAACCTGTAACTTGCTTGGATTACACCCGACAAATTCAATACTACTTGTGTCCATTATCGACTCTGTAAGTGAAAAGGACTCAGAGTGAACTGTTTCGGGGTCAACTGTGTAATCAAGTTCGGGAAAATAAATAACAAGTGTTTTTCCCGAACTCGGATTTGCGTATGCATTTTTTACGGCTTGGGATACATCTAACATCTTAATACTCCGTAAATCTCATTGTAAATGAGGGAATCTTACTATTAAGTGTCTTAATGGATACCTTGAAACTAGGGTCGAGATAGAAATGTCCTGTTGCCATAGTCAATGTTTCCAAATCAAGATATTCACACTGTGCGTCTCTTTCTCCTATTTTAACATAATTGGCAACAATATTACTAATAAGAGTTTGATAATCTGCCCATTTCATATCTCTAAAGTGGAGAGTGACATCTGACTTTGTATGCTGTAAGGCATTTCTGTGTGTAACTCCGAATTGGTCAGTGAATGGGTCAAGGTCTTGTCGCTGATTGGGGGTACAATCGTATCCCCCCTCAGCAATCCATTCATTTGGAATTATGTATGTTCCGAATTTGAATAAGTACGTAGCATTCATAATACCCTCCTTATGCTAATGCAGATGCACCATTGTGCTGTTTCTTATACTCATTGTTCTGTTTAACCATAGCTTTCATGACTTCTCTTCCATCAATGTTGATAACAATCTCTTGAGAGTCACTTCCACCCATCTCAGCCATTACCTCAGCAAGTGCTTGCTTGATGGTATCCAAAGGTGCTTCTACGTTAGTACCATTCTTCTGGTCTCCGAGCATTGCAAGGAAAGGACTATTCGGAGGAAGCACAGCACCTTGAGCAAGTCTAGGAATCTGAATAGGAGTGAGTTTCGGAAGATTGATACCCAACGAGTATTCAGCACCCGTAAACGGGTTAGTTATCTCAAGGTCGGGAAGACTGTTCAGTTTATCAACGAGCCAATTCACACCATCGATAATCTTGTTTACAAGTCCCTCAACCATTGCGATTATTCCATTAATAGGAATCTTTATTCCGTTCTTGATTGCTCTAAAGGAATCAATGAGTTTATTCTTGATTGCATCTACCTTAAGAGATATTGCCTCTGTCAAGATGTCAATATTCTCTTGAATGGAATTAAACCAAGGGGTAACGTTAGTAGTCCACCAAGTTGTTACAGCCTGGAGGAAATCCACAAGTCCGAATCCCTCAAGGATGCCAAGAACGATATTCTCACCGATAAACTCTGTATTCTTAGCAGGACTGTGTATTCCAAACAGTTCTTTAAATGTATCAATAATACCGAGAACTATCAGTTCGATGGGAGCAATAAGCAAATCGAGTGCTGCTGCAATTCCGTTGCCAATGCCAGCAACAGTGTCCATTCCTGCCTGTTCAAAGAACGAAACAAATCTATTTGCAACTGTATCCCAAGCATCTCTGAATCCATTAAGAAGTGCCTCTCCACATCTCTCTGACCAATTAAAGAACTTTTCCTTAAGAAGAGTCCAAAACATATCATTCTTAATCTTCTTAAAGGCTTTCTTCCACATATTAACATCAGCAAGAATATCGGCAACCGCCTCCATTATCTCATCGATTGCTCCCGAATCCTTTAAATTCTTCCAAACCTCCATGAGAATCCCACGAAGTTGAGTAGACAGTTCAACAGCCTTATTTGCAAGTGCTGCCCAATCAATATTAGTTAGGAACTCTATAAGTTTCTTAGATACCTCATCCCAATTGACGTGGGTAATTGCATTCTCAATCATATCGAGTAAGCCTTTTGCAAGGTTCGATATGTTAGTACCTGCTGCGGAAGCATTAAACTTCTTGAACATTTGATTAATGCCGGCTGCGAGGCTTTGTCCCCACTGTTCCCAATCAGCATTCTTTACAAATTCACCAATGCTAAAGAAAATAGTATTCAACATCTCACTGAGAGTGTCCCCAATAAGTTTGAAATTGTCGGGGGTAAAAATTTCATTTAAGAATCCTGTTAAGTCTTCAATCCCCTCTGCAAGTGTTCCCCTAACGAGTACCCAATCAATTCTTCCGACAGCATTTTGGAAAAGTTCAGTAAGCCCCTGTCCGAGTGTAGCACCGTCCCAATTGGCAAAGAAATTATATGCCAGCTCCATCAAACTGTTAAGCGCATTGGAAAATACTTGTCCTACCTCATCCCAATTAATGGTATCAATGAGTTTCTGTACCATTTCTCCGAATTGCTTACCAATTTGCCCCCAATCAATCAGAGTCAGCAAATCGTTTGCAAACAGGGTAAGCGTATTGATAGCCTCTCCAAGTGCTTTGCCTACGGCTTTACCGAGACCTGCAACACCAAAGAATGCGTTTACGAAGTTCGCAATGGCTTTAGCCGCATATTCAGCACCCTCTTTAATTCTATCCCAATCAATGCCATTAAGAAAGTCTCTGATTTTTGTACCGAGTTCTCTACCAAACTCAGCCATCTTCTCAAGAAAGTCGGGAAACTCTACGTCTTCAAGGTCAACAAGTCCGAAATCTACGGCTTCTCCACCTCCGCCACTCTGAGAAGTAATTACGTTAAGATTATCAAGCGGTCCCAGGGCTTTCTTTGCTGCGCTTCCTGTGCCCTCAAGTGCTTTCGTATAGTCTTTCTGTACACGTATTGCTTTCTGAAATGACGTAGCACCTGTTATTTTTGCGATAAACATGCCTATCATAGTAATAACCTCAGCAAGTTTATCAATAAGTCTTGTGAGCATCGGCTCAATCGTAGTGAGAATGGGAGCAAATGCGGTGGCAAGGGCTGCCTTAAGATATGCAAGAGAGGAAGTAAGGTTAGACATTGCTGTATTTACAGCATTTACACCATTGTTCCACTTAGCCATCAACTTAAGGTTCTCAAGAATCACACTCTTAAGAGATAATAACTTATTAATAACAGATGTTATTCCATTGGCTATTGATTTAAAAACACCTGTTCCTAAACCAACAAATGCCTTTACGCTAAGTTTTCCGAGTTCGAGGAATCCCTTAGCAAGTGCCGTAAGTGCTTTTACTCCTATTTTACCGAGTTCGGCTAACTCTTTCTTTGTATCCTCAACAACTTTCTTTATCTTTTTAAAGAGAGCAATGACAGCAACAAGGGCAACCGCAATGACAGTGAATATAGGGTTAGACAATAACTGCGCTGTAAACTTGAGAATAGTAGTTCCGAGTTTCTTTATAGCTGCGACTAACACTTTACCGGACATATTGGAAAGAGCATCCATGCCTCTATTGAGCAATGAAATTGCCATTACCCCACGGGCACTTACACCAGGAATAAATCTTGCGAATCCTCTAAACGTTTGCATCAAAGAACGAATAGCTGCATCAGCCTCTTTTGCTGACACAGGAATATCATCTAATACCTCCGTTCCCTTACCAATGCTGTTCCAAATGGCACTAGTATCCCCCTCAGCCGTAGGGGAAGCCCCTTGAGGAACATGTCCCTGTGCCATTATATTGTTAGCATCAGCAATAGCCTGTTGTACCCTACGCCACTGTTCGTAGAGTTGCATGGTCTCTTGTGTAAGTCTATCTTCCTCTGAGTTTATTTCGGATAATCTAGACACAACCGAGGGGTCTACTATCTCAGCATCCTTTCCCTCTTCTTTGATTTGCATCATCTTGTTACCGAGTTCTTCCATCTCAGCAACAAGTTGGTTGTACTCTCCCTCAGCCGATTCATACGCTGTAGTACCGATGTTGCCCTCAGCAATAAGATTGTCCATTGTATCTTCAAGTGCTTTTGCCCTTACGCACATGCTTTGAAGAGCATCATCCATTGCTTGATATTCGGGAGTAAGAGTAGCCCCCTCTGACATTAACTGATTTTTCTCTTCCTCAAGGGATTTAAAATCATTTGTTATTTCATTAATCTTGGAAGACAAAGCATCACTTTGCACCTGTAACTCTTCCATATAATTAATCAGAGGACGGACAGCCTCACCTCCCGATTTAGACATAGCCTCATCCCAAGAAGCCGTAATAACCTTTGCTTGGTTTACGGCTTTCTCAAGTTCCTGTACTTTTGCTTGATATTCGGGGGACTCTTTAGGGTCAGCATATCCCTTATCGCTTTTAAGAGTAGACTCAAGAAGTTGCTGTTGGGTCGCAAGTTCATTATTTATACGCTCGACAATTGCTTGCTTCTGCTCTAACAGTTTATTAGTCTCGGCAACGATTTGCTCCTCAGAAAATCCCTTATTCCTAAGAGGAGTGTCGTATAAACCAGCCCCGACATCTATTTTGGTCTTTTCAAGGTCTTTTTGTGCTTCGTCTAAGGATACCTTAAGTTGCTCAATATCTTCTCTTAACTCCTTAACAAAAGAGGATTCCATCTTAACAGACTCCATCCCTTTAAGGCTCTTCTGAATATCATCAATAGACTTAGCACTTGCATCAGCCTTTATACGGATAGACTCAAGCCTTGCTGTGAGGTCTTTTCCCTCAGTAGACTTAAGCGCATAATCAAGGGTCTTACGGAGTTTTTCAGCAGACTTAAGTACTTTATCTATATCCATTCCAATAGGAATTGTAATCTCTTCTACTTCTGCCATTATTTACCTCCATTCTCCCAAAGTCTACGGATTTCGGCTTCTATCTCTTGTTGTTCAACTGACTGAGTGTTCCAAAAATATTGAGGATTCTCACGTACAAACTGTTGTTCATACTTCTCAAGTTTCTTGCCTTTGGCACGTTTACTACGAATTGATACTATATTAGAAAGGGAACACTCACCTATGGCAAGGTAGTATCCCATGAATGTCCACCAATGAAGATAGTCCTCATTACGCACCTCTTTCTGCGCTACATTGTTGACGGCTGAATATATGAGGGGTGCGTCCTTATTCCAATCAAGCAACTTATACCGAGATTGACTTCCTATTGCATCTTGCCCACAATTAAAGAACCATATCATCCTATTATAGGCTTCTACTATGTCATCAAACTTACCGAGGTCTTCAAAGCAATTAATGTCTTCGTAGAATAAACAAAGACACGACAGAATACGTGCTTCCTTTGTTATTTCAATAGTATCTAATGTTTCAAAACAATCTAATACAGTCCGGAAATCACCACGATTCCGGACTGCAAACTCTTTCCCATTTACAATTAATGAAGTAGGCAACGAATACATATCTTATCTCATATATGAATACTTGCTTGTCTGTTTCTGTACCTGTTCTTTCATCTTACGCATCTCTTTGCTGAAATTAGCGTTATAGAGACCGATAAGAACATCAATGCAATGCTCAAACCAAAATTCTCCATTTACAGGGCTGTACATGTTTGTCCCCTGTGCAAGCACATCACTTACCTTGGAATCAAAGATGTAATCCACCATATCTTTCATCTCAGCATCAAGTTCTGTAAGAGCCTTGGCAATCTTGTTCAGACTCTTTTCCGTAGTAGCCTCTTCTTGGTCTACTAAAAGTGCTCCTGCCCTCTGTGCCATGTTATTGAGTTTTGCATAAACCTCTTTGATACGCACAATAACATTTAAGTCCGAGGGGTTAAGTTCGATAATACAGTTGTTATCCCCATTAATACGATAAGTCTTTTTGGGGGAAGCCATCTGAATATCGATAATCTCTTTCTCGGGTACGGCTGTTTCAGTATCTACTGAGGTTGCCTGCTCCTCAGTGGGAACAGGCATATCAGTAGTATCTTCAAGGTTTGTGGAAGTTTTGATGTCTAATTCGCTCATAGTGTCCTCCTTGCTTTATTATACAGTAACATCGGGGGTAAATGCAAAGTCAGATGACAGTTTATCTACCTTACCTGTGGTAATCTTGTTACTGAAATGAACAGTGATGGGGAAGTTTACGTTTACATCTCCACCGATGCTGTCGTAAGAGATGGTGCAGCCTGTCTGCTTCTCAGTCTCATAACCATTGGTAGCATCTCCGATAAATGCTGTGATGATGTACATTGTGAACTGGTCAAGTTCAGAAAGTGCATTTCTACGTCTGATGTCGTTAAGAAACGCTCCGAGTTTTGAACCACCGAGAACAAGGAACGGGTCAAATCCCTGTTCGGGCTGAGTCTTATTAACATCTGAGTAGTTGTTTCCGAGAATGTCTGTGCTTGTAGCGATATCGGTATTATACTCGATACTCGAATCCTCGGTACGTGTGCCCATGATTTCTCTTTCCAGTGATGCTGAGAAATATTTGTTTGCTGCCCATGTGGGAGCCTCATCTCCGGTAGGAACAGCATCATACACATATCCTGTGGGGGTCTGTGAACGGGTGAAATAGTACATATATTTCGTAGACCAATCAGCAGGTGCTGATGTGGTAAGAGTATACTCTGTCCACTCGGCAACAGTGATAAGTGTCTTACGTTCAGCCCTCTGTCCCTGTCTGAGGTTAAACTGTTTGATAACACTCATTGTGATTTTCCTCCTTAGTTATTCCAAATCTGTTTACTAGTATCAAGATATTCTATCTGAATGGCGATACTGTATTTAGCAATTGCTGGGGAGATACTTGTATCAACTCCATTGAGATTCGGCACATCTGTGACTGTTTTCATTGTTTCAATGATACAATCACTTCCGAAATTCGGGAAATTGTAATTGTCGGCTTGCTCATTAATCCAATCAAGGATTCCTTGCACGTCATACAATTCCTCAACATTCTCATTCGGATATGAGGGGTCTTTTACCACGGCATTATAGGATATTGACCGAAAATCTATAATCGAACAAGAGTATTTTTTCTGAACACTTCCATCTATATACACCTTGTTCGTCTTAACGTCTGTTGACTTGGTGATTATCTGTTTATCATTGTCCTTGCCGTTTATGAAGTTAAAGAATAACTTGTTGTTAGCGATTTGAGGGCAAGTAATGAGAAAGTCTATGATTGCTTGATTCTTATCCACGCCCATGTATTTCTTCGTCTAACCTCCGTATTATTATATCTCTAACTTCTTGGGTAAGTTCCTCTCCTTGTTCTTGCAACATTACCTTATCCCACTTCGCTGTAGCCAACGGATGGTACTGAGGATTATGTGCGATATCTTCCCCAAAGTAATTCTTGCCTGCATAAGGCTGATGATATGTGATACTGTCGGGGGTAACTGTAACATTATTTGCTAACGCACCTGTCTTATACGGCACATATGGGTCAGTTTTGTCAGCGATTAACTGAGATATTTTCGTTCTCGTAGCATCGTCCAATGCCTTTTCAATAGCATCTACTACGGGAAGTTCAATTTTCAGTGTGATTTTTGCAACTGACACATCACTTTCCTCTTACCAAATAATGTTCATTATTTCTTCCGACACCCACATTTATTGCAAATTCGTCTACCTCAACACATTTTTGATAAGGTCGATATTTGTCAAGTAAGTCCGTAGCGTGTTGCCCAGATACATATTCATTTATCTCATCTGTGCATTCACCTTTAACGATAATATCTCCGATTCCCATGGTAAAATAATTTGCCATTTGGTCATTCGGTAACTTGACCCAATCGTATCTTTCAAGAAATCTTGTATCTTTCGGTATACGACAAAGAACTGATTTTGAATCCAAAACAACCTGTCCGATAAATACTTTATCCCCCGATGCTTTCCAAAAACAATCAGTAACAACTGTTCTGTACCATGAAATAACATCTGTTTGGGGGTCTTCGTATTTATTATATATTGTTAGTGTGGTATCCCACCACACAGGGTATCCTGGCTTACTCATTCGGGTACAACCCCCTATACAGAAGTTTTCTTCCCAAAGAGTCCTTTACTCCGTTCAAGTATAACTGAACAAGTGTTTCAATTTCTCCTCCCTTTTGCATTGCGTTCAACTTATTGAACACCTCCGAGGCACTTACCGAATTATAACTGACAGACACACCATCATTGGATTGGGATGCAATAGTAGCATCTGTTGTTACTGTCGTTACTACCCCACCCTCCGAGGTACTTATTGTCTGAGAACCAAGGGTCATAGCATCTGCCTTAAGTTTTGCCAACTTAATGAGTGCATACATACACCTTGATAACTCTTCGGGATAAGTTGTCTCAGTCTTTAACCGATTGAATGTGTACCAATTAACAATGCATTCGGATTCAAATTCAAAATCATTAAAGGTGGTTTCATCCAATGTACCACCCATAGAAGTATAATCTGCATACGTGAGATACATAAGAATCCACCACCTTTACGTTATTACTGTGCTTTTCTTCCCTTTGTGGGCTTCTTCTCAGCCTCAGCCTCGGTTACCTCTTCAACAGGCTCTTTTGCCTTTTCAGCCTTTACGGGCTTCTCCTTTGCAACCTTTAACTGTGCTTCAAGTTCAGCCACTTTTGCCTTGAGTGCATTAATCTCAGCCACATGATGCGCATAAGCGTTTCTCAGAGTGGGGATGTCCATGGGAACTGTCTCTTTCAAGACAGCCCCCTTTTCATCCACAATCTTAAAACCCTGTGCAACATAGGTATCGATATCAGCCTCGGCAATCTGTCTTAACTTATTGCCTTTTTGAGCGTAAATCATTGTGATTGCCCTCCTATATTGTGGTCATCAAGATGCTGAGTAATAGGTCTTACCAGCTACGACAGTGGTATCGGCGGTAGCGAAGTAGATGCCATCAATGACACTGTACTCGTACCATCCCTCAGTGCTAGGATTCTCAGTTCCGACAGGTGTTACAGCGGTGTAGGTTGAGGTAGCAACTGTGGTGTTGAACTGAATTGCTCCTGCCTTCTTGTTGAGGATGAAGACATCTTCGAAAGACTCCTCGAAGTAGATGTACTTACCCTCAGAACCTGCGCTAGGCTCGTCAAGCTGTGAGAAAGTGTAAGAAACAGGAGTGATGACAGAATCGGGATGAATGAGACACATATTAATCTGGTCTGCATTTCCTGCGGGTCTCCAACCACTTGTGAAGTCATAGAGAGTCTTCATAAGAGGTGCGGGAACACCTACGATTTCAACCTCATCAAGTCTGTCAACGGCACGGCTTATAGTTGCATTGTTGTGCTGAACATCGAAGTTACGAGCAATGGACTGTGCCTCTCTGAGGATGTACTTAATCTCATGGGTTACATAGAGGATTCTTCCCTGTACAGGAACTCTCTTGTTGTCCATCTTGAGCATCAGATTATCGAATACAGTAAGAGCATTTGATGTGGTGATTGCTGTGTGGTCAGCAACGTTTCCAAGTGCTGCCCAATCGGTGTAAATCTTAGAGATACAGTAAGCATCCATCTCGGGGAACTTCTGTTCGTCATTGAACACCTTGGTGATGTTGGTGATGGTGGTTACGAGGTTGGTCTGGTCAACGTCCATGGGATGTACAAGAGTAGACCACTTTCTCTGGTTGGTAAGGGTCTTGGTCTCCCATGCATTGTCGTAGTTTCTCTGAGCAGTTGCAATGGTGTCTCTGTCAGAATCAACACGACCTGTGGTTGAAATGCTAGGAATCTCGATGGTCTTAGCATTTACCCAACGATACTTGTTGTTGTTGGCTGTACGATAGAGAGCACCAAAGTTCAGAACGTAAGGATACGCCTGTGAAAGTGCTCTACTATACTCTGTTGCGTAGTTTACTACTCCATGTGCGGGCATAGTCTTTCTCTCCTTTTATGTGTTAGTTTTTAATGTGCTCTAACACCTGTAAATCCGAAATCAAATGTGCCTGCGTTAGCACCAGGTTCGGGTCCAGGTGTAGGTGCTACCAATTCGGGTATGGGCTTAGGTGCAGGCTCGGGAGCGGGTTCGGGTTCGGGAGTAGGTTCGGGTTCGGGTGCTTTGAGTGCATCACTGTTCTCAGCGAAATATGCCTCAGCAAAGTCATCCCTACCGAGAATCTTGTCTCCGTCCATCTGCAAACCTTTTTCAATCATGGCTTTGATGAAGTCTCTCTTCGCAGCCTGTGAAGAAAATTGCTTAGTGTTTGCATAGTCCTTACATCCAAATTCATAAGCCTGTTGTCTCAGCTGGTTCTGATAGTTCTGAACATCTTCATCATACTTGGTTTGAAGTCCTGTGATTTTATCACCGAGTTCAGCAAGTTTGGTGGCATCCTGTCCAGCCTCTTCCAACTGCTTTTGGAGATTTGCAAGGTCTGTATCTCTCGTCTCAATAGTTCCGTTCAGATTAGTAATCTGTTCATCCCTACTTGCGATATCAGCATCCTTTGCTTCAATCTCACTGTCCTTTGCCTTGAGGTCTGACTCATACTTTGACTTACTTACGTACTTCCCATCTGAAAGGTCTGTGAACTTTGCTCCACCCTCTTTCATAAAGGTCTCAAACTGTTCGTAGGTCAGTGTGCCGTCCTCTCCGGCTTTGTCGAAGATTTCTTTGATGGTCATAAGTTTTGTCCTCCTACCATTCTTTTTAACAAGTTTAATTTGTAAAGCCGCAGTCACTTACTGCGATGAATGTGACACTGTTTAATGGTCTGTGTCGAGACCTATATGTTTAGTGGTAGCCCTCGTATAAAGCATAGACGGGGATGTTTCCACCCCCGCCGTTTGCGGAGGGCAAAAGCAGACATCAATCCACTTCCACTATCTTGAATTATATTACAGTTGTTACTTTAAGTAAACAAACGGGTGTTATCATTGGAGTATATATTGTTATATAGTATGTTTTCGCATACAAGATGTTGTGTTTGAAAATTTTTCAAAAATTATGTTGACATTTGATATCACATTTGATAATATATCAATATAAAGAGAGGGCAACCCCAACGAAACAGTGGTGGGACAGGGGAAAGTCACAAGACTCATATAAGACCCTTAAAAGGCAGGTACTCTTTATAAACACTTAAAACACGGAGGTATCGGGTATGTTATTTAGCGAATTTCAAGAGAACACAGGCTGTAAAGACAACGAACATAATCACACCCTGTATAAGAGACTTGAGATTATCTATATGAATGATGACACTGTTACCAAACAGGACATTTATGATATGGGTAAAAAACTCATGGACAATAGCAAAACTGAAGAAGAAATCAGACTTGAGAAACAAATCGAATGTGAAATTGCTTGTTACAAGGAAGACATCAAAAGATATAAAACCGAAATCAATCAGTACAAAGAACTCCTTGCAGATGAAACGGATAAATGGTTTATCCGTAATTGGAAAGACAGCATTAAGTATCGTAGAGATGAAATAAAGAGGCTACAGAACAAGATTAACGGTCTCAAGTGGATACTTGCATAAGGAGGAAACAAGAAAAGAGAGTGCTTATTGGGCACTCTCTTCTTTCGAGGATACTTTGGGCTGTTCTTTTTCATTGGAGGGATTATTTGAACTTGATGGCTGTCCTTGCTGAACAGATTTTCCCATCTGAGAGGAGAATTGCATGTTCTGTTCGATAGATTGCTGATTCTCATCTTTAATCTTATCAAGGGCTGTCTGTGCCTGGCTTTCCGTTTCCCCAAAGTACCACATACGAACTTCTCTTTTGGATGTAAGACCTGCTTGAAGAAGTGTCATACGCTTATTCAACTCAGTGTCCACATCTACGAGGATGCTGTCATCCCAAGTAAATGATACGTCATACAAACCAAGTTTGGACATGTCTACCTTACCCGATTTGAGTACCACATCATCTACAATGTTGTAAAGGGTGCAGTAAACATCCATTGCATAGATGACATCCTTAAGTGCTACCTCAAGGGCTTTCTGTATCTCAAGGTTACTTGAGTAACTTCTTTGCTTGAGTATCTTTAACTCTGTGGCTGTTCTTGCTTCGGTTGCTACCTCAGCCATTGTACCTCTTGAGAGGGCTACCACATCCTCTATCCTCATGAGAATGTTGTTCAGTCCGTTTATCAAAGAGGCATCTCTTAACTGAGGAGCGTAAGGCTGATAGGTGTTAGATTCACCAAGGTCAATGGTTCTGTACAGGCGTTGCTGTAACTGTCCCATTGCTGACCGAGTAGTTCCACTACCATCTTGCTTCTCCATAAGAGCATCACGGTCAATATCAATTGCTAACTGACCACCCTCATATTCCCACAGTAGTCTTGAATACTGTAAATCGGCATCCTTTATTAATGATTTTGCCCTTGCAAACCCACTTATTCCGAGAGGGGAATGAGGGTCAATCGTGTTGGCATCGGGCATCTTGAAATATCCAAACAAGAGCCTGTCAACATTCTTAATAGTTGCCGATTTGGGTAAATTCCTCCATTCGGGAACAGCATCAAGAGTTATTTCTCTTCCAAGTGACACGGAAGCCCCTGTATTCGCACCAACAGCATTTGCTTCATTCTCAAAGACTCTGTTAGTAATGGTTACATTGCTTCCTGTGAGTTTGTGATACTCTAATCGTGTATACAGTTTATCCTTGTCCGTCTTAGTCTGAATAAAGGCAACTTCTGAAAGTTTACCATTGCTGTCAAATGCAAAAGGATAGAAACAATCAGCCTGTATAAAATCGAACTCAATGTCGTACTTATCCTCAGCCTCACCCTGTTGTTCGTTCTCCATACCAGCAACATTTTGCTGTTTGGATTTGACCACATATGGCTTAATAATCAATGAACCCTTAGCGATACCGAACTCTAACTGTGTTCTAATCTTAGGCAACAGTTTGGTCTGATATTGCTCATTCATGTACTTCGCACGTTCTTCGGGGCTTTGAGGAGTCTCTTGGATAATAGTCATAGGCTCACCACTTGTATGGATATTGCCCATTAAGTCGCTTGTAGGAGGCTGATACTTAGGATTATCTACCTCTTCGGTCTTCTTGGGTGCTGTTATTTCTGACTGTAATTCTAGTACAGCCATTCTCGCTTTTTCACTTGCAATAAATGCAGGCAATCCGAGAGATACAACACGGGTAGGGTCAGAAGCGGTAGGCTCGTGTATCCAATCAGCCTTGTCCTCATACATGTTAGTCCATTCATCTATTGCCTCAGCCATCTTATGGCTTACAGCTGGTGCAATATTGAGTGTGTTTTCTATTGTTGCACGTAATCCGACCATATTACGTATAATCTCCCTTACGTTATGCCAAATATCGGAGAGTGTCATATTCGCCTCCATATAGGCACAACTCCCCCATAGTGGTGTGGGGGAGTGTTCCTAAAAGTCCTTTAGATTTCGTCAAGTGCAGGTGCACCATCGACAATCTCCTGTAATTCCTCATCAAGAGACTCAGCCTCTTCTTTCTGCTCATTCAGAAGTTTCTCAGCCTCTTCCTTACCGAAAGTCTCGATGAGTATGTTTCTCTCAATGTCATCAAGCCCATCATTTCCGATAACGATTACTTCTTCGTCTTTCTCAGATGCCATGTTATTGCCCTCCTTTTAAATTATCTCCTCATGTTATTGCCATCCTTTTAAATTATCTCCTGTCGGAATTTCTACCTGCCTTAGTGGAAGTATAGGTTACACCATAACGGGAAAGTGCCTTTCCATACATTCTGTCGAACATACCTACGGAATAGGCTCTTGCATAGTTCATAGCCTGCTGAGGAGTCATAGGCTTTCTGTAAGTAACCTTACCTGTGTTACGATTAACAAGTTTGATTTCTCCCTTGTGAGGTCCAGACTTGAGAGGTGTGGTAGCCTGTTTAAGGGCTGACCTATAAGAACTCTCAAAGTTTTGCTGTGCAAGTCTCTGATTAGACCTTACCCACCTAGCAAGTCCCTGTCTATCAACGTTATCGCCTGCTTTGATTGAATACAGTTGCCCCTGTCCGGAAACGGCTCTCAGTTCACTCAGATTAGACCTTGCAAACACCTTAAGGTCTTGCATTGAGAGTGTACCTCCGAAAGACCTGTCGGGATGAAAATGAGTGAATGTTCCATCACTTCGAAGAACTCTCGCCTCAACGGACACACTGTGTCTATCTCCTTGGTATCCTACGATAGGATTGCCGTTCTTATCAAAAAGTGCTCCGTGCTCAATGTCGGGATTAACGTCTCCTCTTCTGAGCGCATTTTCCCATGCTGAAATGTTGTTTGAAATCGGCTCACGCTTGACACTACCAGGCGTTCTAGGTATAACGATTCCACTCGAACCCATTACTATTTCCTCCTTATTGAAATAACGTTTGTTATTGCTCTCTCAATATACGTGCTACCACGTTATTTTCATTATATACAAATATTGAGAATTTGACAACAGGCAAACTTAATAAGAGGAAATATTGAGATTTTCCTTATTTCTTGGTTGTCTTTTTCTTGGGAGGAGTGATTATCAGTCCCTCTCCGCTTGCAACGAACCTTTCCTTGGCTTTCGGGTCATTTGCCTTGGGATTTTTGGTTGTTTTCTTCATTTTTGCACCTCCTTTTGGTGAAAATCTTCTTTTAGTAACCTCATGGTAACATAGTAAGTAATGTTTGTCAACATGTTTCTTGAAAAATCTTCAAAAATTACTTGCCCATTCTCACTTCAAACACCAATCTATGGTCTTTTTGGTCAAAACGAATGTTCGTAATATGATAGCCACTGTTTCTTGCAAGTACAAACTCGGCTTCCTGTCTAGTAGGACTGAACATTCCCATTGTTCCTTTAGGTGCTTCAATATCAAGGGCTACTCTTCTACTCTTGAATGCTGAACCTTTAAGTTGCAAATCATGAGAACAAGACATATAACTAGGCTCTTGGACATGTGCGCCTACCAATTTCTCCTTAAGTTCTGACAGATATTTATCTTGTTCAGCCCCTAAACTTCTTCGTGAAGTCATATTATTAACGGCTTTACGTATCTCATCACTGACACCCAATGATTTGAACAATTTATCGGTGTAATTGGAATCAACAAGTCTGACAAGTTTCATATCCTTATCGATAGGATGCATATTTCTGTCCATGGCTTCTATAGTTTTCTTGATTTCATTGACATCTCTTCCGAATCGGTCATCTAATGCCTTATCAAGAGAAACACCCTCTTCTGCAACACGCCTAAGAGATTTATTAATACCAAAGGATGTTCCTGTCTGAAAGTATCCTGTACTCCAATCCCCACTGACCTGTTTAATGTCCTCAGCCGACATAGGGGTTGTTCTAGTATCTACGTGTGAGTAAACTCCATCACCTTTTGTTCCCGTGCTTCCCATTATATATCAAACTCCTCATCATTAAACACTGAGTTCATCTCATCCTCTAAGGATATTCTGCACTCAATCTCAGCACCACAGTGGGTACAATGGCAAACATGAACGATTCCGTCCCCATCGTATCCCATCTCTTCAAAACTAAAGTCATTGTCCCAAATGACGGCTCTCTTGCCACAATGCAAACATTCGTACATATCAATTTCCCTTTCGTGCCCACCACTTTTGAAGTGCATACCTCACTGCGTCTACGCTGTGGTTGTTCTCATCGGGATAAGCACTTATGAAGTTTCCGTCCCTATCCTGTTCATACTCATAGGTACTGAACTCGAAATAGGTCTTAGGGCATCTTCTCTTGTCTATGTAGATGTGATTGAGTCCCTGTAACCACTTAATTCCATATCTTACACTCTCTGGACCTTTCTCAGCTGGTCTTATGAATGCACCATACGCCTTAAAGTCAGCCACCGATTTCTCCTCAGCACTATCGGCAATAACTTGCTCTTTCCTATCCACAAGTTGCAACTCGTCATAAAGTTCGTGGAATACTGTTTCGTTTCTCTTCTTAAGAGTATCATACTCTGAAAAGATATATAAGTCTAACTTTTCGGGAACAAAATGCATCCTTACAAAACGGAAAGGGTCACGTGCAAATCCCCAGTCAATACCATTATATATCCTGTCGAACGTCTTCCACATCTCCTCCTGTCCGTGGGGAGTATCTACAAGTTGGGTCATGTCGAGGTCTTCAACATTCGGGAATACATCTCCACCTGTACCGATTGCTACTCCTAAGTACTCATGAATATATGCTCTCTCATTCCGTTGCTTTAATTCCTCAGCCTCTTCTATGAACTGAGTTCCTAGCCAAGCAAGAGGGACATTTAGATAGGAGTTTCTAACAACAAGTGTATTGCCTCCATTTATCTCAGCCTGTTCAGCATACTCATTTGCCCAATTAAGTTTACTTATCGGAGGGTTAAAGGTTCTAAAGTCCCAAAACAGTTCTCCACCTCTCATTGTGGACTGTAAGACTTTACGGATTTCATTCTCCCCGCTGAACTGGTCAAGTTCCTCCCACCAGGTGATTCCGATATATCCGAATGGTAATTTAACCGATTTTACCTTATTCGGGTCATCCATACCCATGAACAATATTCTTTGCCCTGTGGGTAAGTACACTATAGGAGTACTATATGTCTTAGGGATATGAAACAGACTCTCTAATCCGAGTTTGTAGATACCCCATACCACCTGTGAGTATATACTGTTCTGTATCGTATTTCCTACCTTACGAAAACAGATAGCATGTACATTAGGATTCTGAATAATCAAAAGAGGTATACAGATACCACCAAAGAATGATGATTTTGTACTACCTCTTCCTCCTGCCCCAACATAATGAGTATGTTTATGTTGCAACACGTCTTGCAATATCTCTTTGTACATTGGGATTATACAGTCAGAGAGTGGGATGCGAAGCGTCTCAGTCATCAGTATCACCATCCTCGATTGTTACATTCCCATTCCCAATCACTTCTGCCACTGTAGGGTGCTCATCCCCACCTCCAAAGTCAAGTGTGATTTTCAGTTCGGGCTGTTCATTATTCGAAACCTTGTTCGGTATGTCAATCTGTCTCTTTGCCAACTCCACAGCAGCACGTGTTCTCTCTGAAAGAGGCGCATCAAGTCCAAACGCATCCTTGATATTTCCTCTCATTACATCTGAAAGGTAATTCATTATCTCTTCAGCACTTGCGATGCTATCATTCTTCGCACATTCAAGCCTGTAGTTAATTTCCGAGTTGATGTAAGGTTTATTTAACAGGCGGTCAGCATTCTGTGATGCACACTTAGGGTTACTATTAGGGTATGCAGCTATATATGCTTGTCTTGCTATACCATTTTTTATATACTCATCTATGAACTTTGCTTCTGATGCTGTTAATGCATGTCCATCATGAGTACTAAATGATTCTCTATGTGCTTTCTTTGCTGTACGGACATTAGTAGTCTTTTTCTTGGCAACATTATCCCCGCCCGTCTTTTTTGTTTCTGTTGTTTTCTTTGTCTTTGTTGCCATTGCTTTTGCCCTCTCTTTATTACTTTCTATTATCACCGACAAGTTTATCTATAAATGCTTTTGCCTCATCATAGGATTTGAACATTACATCATCCCCATCTACCTGTACTGTATACTCTTTGTTATGATACAGGTCATAATCAACTCCATATCCCTTATATTCTACGGGTTTTCCTTTAGTGGGAACTTTCTCAGCGGATTTCTTGCCATTTAACTTATCCGCAACTTCCTTATTTTTCGCAATCTCCCGTGCTTTCTTCTCCTCAGCACCTCTAACGAGCGCATCTTCTACGGATTCTCCGTCTCTGATGAAAACTCTTGTGCCTCTTATGGTCTTCCATGCCCCACTTTGCTCATTATTTGTCATTTTTCTTCTCCTTGTAGCCACTTGCTCTCACGGCTTGTCCTTGTTTCTGTGCTTTCTGTTTAGCACCTTTCCCACAATAGACTTTGCCACTCTTTCCCCACTGATAACAGTCTTTTCCGACCTTATGTACAGGCATTTTATCACCTCGCTCGCCCCACAAATGTAGGAATTTTCAAAATTTGTAAAATTCAGACCCCCTACCCCATGTTTTTCGGAAATCAAGCCACTTTTTAACCATGGGAGGGGGCACATTCTTTAGGATTTGCACACAGCAATTCTTTGATACCTCCCCCACCGCCTCAGCCCTCTCCCCCTCTCCCTTAGGGGCTAAACTCTCTCGGTAATGGGCTTATAAAAACAAGTGTTATTGATATGGGGGCTTAATGTCTTCTCAAGATGGGGGGGGGCATGTCCATTATATTGGACGTGTAATATTCTGTACATGTAAAATATTACTCATCCTCTATAGCATTTGCTTGCTTCTCATAGTACTTCTCTTTAGCCTTATTCCACATCTCATTGTCTGTTGGTACTTCCCAACCATTTATCTCATACCACATATCCCGTAGGAATAATAGTATCTGTAATTGGGAGGTAGACTTAAAGAGTTCTATGCTCTTAGACTTTTGCTTTTCATCATCCCATACCGCCTGTCTTATTTGATATACTGTTATAGGACGATTTTGCTTGAATGAATAGAATTGCGAAGTGGAGTACAATACATTGTACCCCTTTCCGTTTATCGCTGTCTGCAATCGGTGAATATTAACGCTGTTGCTTGGCATTTGAATATCTCCTCAAAGCACTCTGTCTCATTCGTTCCCGTGTTTCTGCGCTACGCTTTAATCCGTAACTAGGGCTATTTACTCCCCGTGGAACTACCTTGCCTTTTTCAGCTTGACTAATGCGAGCATTACGAGTACCATAATTTGCGTTCTCTTTAACGGTTACCCATTCAAGATTTTCCACACGATTATCTGAACCTATCTCGTTCCGATGATTTACGTGCGGTTTCTGTTCGGGATTAGGAATAAATGCCATTGCTACTATCCGATGCACTAACAATTGCTTTACTCTGCCATTCTTACACAACGCTACTTTTCGGTACACTCCATTCTTACCCACAGGCAAAAGGGTCAATAACTTTGAGGGTGTCATTCTTTTCAGAGGTACACCATGTGATACCCCAGCAACTATTCGGGAAAGACTTCTTACTTCTCCCAAATTATTTACTTGATATAAACCCTCATAACCGACTACATCTTTCCATATGCAATTTTGATTTACACTATTGCTTGCCATATACACAGTATACACTGTATATGTTAGCATTGCAATTATTTAATAACGGCTGATTTTGGAATATTGATATAATATCCACTGTATTTATTCATATCGATTATATCACCATAGGTGGTCTTATAGAATTTAGCATCTACTGTAATCGATTTGGCGGTTTCTCTGATTATTCCCTCTATCTCAAAACACACTAAATCTCGATACTCTTGCCTTACGGCAATTAGGCTTCTGTGATACTTCTCGGCTTCCTTGGATACTTTATCATATACCCATGTTCTTACTTTGATTATCATTTACTGTTCCTCCGTTTTTCAAGGTTTTTAAGTGTCTTTCGACTCTCTTATTATATCATAGTATACATTGTTTTACAAGGGTTTTCAGAACAACCTTTGCATCTTATTATGCTCGGCTTGGGTCTTTTCCCAACATACCTTACCCATGCCACGCATCTTATTTTCCTCGGAATGTAGCCGTTTCCCACATCTCAGACAATACACATATTCCTGTTTGGTTTCCTCTACTGTCTGATTAGGTTTATCATTGCGCATGGTACAGATACTTCCTCTTCTATTTGTCCTGTTTTTATTCCTACCTCTAAATCTCGGATATTTCGTAATGCTTCTACCAATTCTCTTGTTTGGTATATTCCTACGAAGTCTTTTACTAAGTTTATTTCCCATTGTGTTAATCCTGTATTCTCCGCAATATTTGATACTTCACATGACTGTACCTGTAATAACCTCTTTACGCCTTGGTACAGCACCAATAACAACCTCAAGGACGGCTCACCCAATCTCTTGCACTCCTCATACAGTTTAAATGCCTGTTGTGGTTTACCACTCAGTACAGCATTTACCCAATCGAATATTGCATCTGTAGGTGGTCTGTATATCGCTCCTCCATTAAGCAACTCAAAGAATGCCGTATCCCATTTCATTCCTTTGACGTTTACATACGCCTCTATTTTACCCAATTCTGACAGGATTCTACTATAATCGTACTCACATACCTCTATCAGTAATTTGCAGGCATTTGTGGACAATTCCGAACGCTCTTTGATATGCTTGGTTAATACTTGCTCGGTCATATAATCAAACATCAGTATAGACTCTGAGAAATACCCATAGAACTTAGACCTCTTGTCTATCTTGGATATCTGATAAATCAGTGTATTGCTTCCGATTGATTCTCTTATAGTATCCCACGCACTCTCGGCTTTCTGAAACTCTGTATCCTCTGTGCACACATAACAAAAGGACTGACTGAATAGAGAAGTTCCTTGATTCTTCAAGGCTTCTCCCACTCCATCAATCCTCTTCAATATCTGTTTTTTGCTCTCAGCAATCTTGTTTATGTAGATGCGCTGAACTTCTCGCTCTTCCCCACAAAATATAAGGAAGTTGGGCACTGTGCCATTTAGCAAGTGCCCTTTGATATCCGAATATGTCATCTTTTACCCTCTAATTGCTTCCTTTACACGCTTGAGTGAGAACTTATAGTTGTGACGGGAATCCTCAACTGTATCATGAATCCATGTATTGTTAAGGCACACATCCCAATAACAATCACCACTTCTGAAACTATGGAAAAGTACGTCTCCATCGAGGCTGTATCCTGTGGTGCTCTCCTCCTTATGTGCCCACATACCATGTGAGCAACCTGCTGCACCGACCTTGAAACAAACATATCCGTCAAAACCTAACTTATGCGCTTGTTCAAGGAATGCTTTCATCTGTTTCAACTGTGAGACTGAAAGGGTATCTCCCCACCAATCAAAGATTCCGACCTCATCAAAGATGTCACCAATATAAAATGCGTACTTACGCTTACCTGTCCTGTAATCATATCTGATGGTCTTGTGTCTACTATAGTTTACCTTGCCATTGTTCTCAGCATAGGTACGGTCATTAAGTCCCTCAAGTTCCTCAATGAGTTTGTTTACGTTTGCAAGTGCCTCAAGTGTATTCATATTCGTATCTCCTTTTCTAAGTGTTTATTATTCGGCAATAGGTGCAACCTGTGAACGGGTGAAGTAACTTACTACTCTGTATCCACTCTTAGTTGTGGTATCAGTGATAGTTCTCTGAAATACAGCCTTGCTTCCGTGCATTACTTCGAATCCCATCTGTTTCCATCCGAACCAAGTTCTTACCTCAGCACCGATAATCTTTACAGCACTGACTAACTCTTTAGCCTCTTCCCAAGCCTGCTTAAGGCAATCACTGAAAGTTCCGAAGTTTGCTCTGAAAAGATTCCAAGCCTTGTTCATGATGTTCTTAAGATTGTAATTAGCGTTTGAGTTTCTCATATTCAAGTCTCCTTTGTTTTTCAAGTGTTTTAAGTGTTTTGTCTTTCGACATCTTTATATTATCAAATGTGATATTATATGTCAACAACTTTTTTGAATTTTTTTCAAAATATTTTTAGAACACGTTTCCATGCACTACTACTGTCTGTTTCAACAGAGTCACACACACATCTCTGTATGTCAAAAGTAACTTTGTTGCATTGCATAAATCCAAATCGGGCGTATCCCCTGTATTCCTCATCTTCAATTTCTCAATAGTCTCATTGATATCAAGAATGTCTGCCATAAGGTCATAGCCCGTCTTTTCTACTGTCATAATCGCACCTCTTAGAATAATCTTTGTTTATAGTTACCGAACAACTTCTTTTCAACATTCTCCCGATACTCATCGGGTATCAGTTCTGTGTTATCTTTCAGATATTTCTTGACTACATCCTCGACATACACAACAGGCTTCTGTTTGCCTATATTCATATGCCTCCTTACGTTTGACTTAGGAATCCATATATTGTCTATATCCGACTCCCCTGTGGACAGATAACAACTGTTGAACTTCAAGTATTCATTGAAATCCTCCCCAATCGTATCAGTCCCACAACAACACCTTGACTGACTCATATGGTGCAAATCATTATCTGCCGCCCCTACCTTGACTCCATAGCCGTTTGCTATCTTCATTATAGCCTCAAGGTTCTTTATCTTTATATCTCTCTTGAACTCAAGTACTCCACCATTCTGAGTAAATACGTTAGGGTCAATCTCATTATCCCTTAAGGCTTGCTGTGCAACATAACTGTCTGCCATAACATGCAAATGTTCCACGGAATAATAACTCGGTATGTCCTCAAACATCTCAACCATTTTTAAAACAGGCTCTATCTCGATTACGGGCTGTATTCTTACTGAGCACCAAAACCCCCCAGCTCTCAATAACTGAACAAACTCGGCTCGGTCTGTCGGTCTCGGAGTATTGGTCTCCCACTTGGTCACATAATCGTAATCAAGTCCCATAAGAGACACTTGAAAGGCATGTATCTTAGGATTAAGTATGTCAAAATAGTCCGTAGGCAAATATGCTGTCTTGGTAGAAAATTGAATCGGATAATTATATTTGTTGGATATCTCGATTAATTGTTTAGTAAGATGCCTATCCCATTCTCTTTTCTGAAAAGGGTCACTCATCCCACCACAATGCAAAGGCACTCTATGCCTCAACAACTCTACCACAACGCTCTTTGACTCGGTATCTGTTTCAAGTGCTAACTCGAACTTACGCCTAATCTCGCCAATATCGGCACTTCTCCACATAGAAAGTCCTGTTCCTGTCTCATGAAATGCTTCCATGTTCGCAAAACAGTATTTACAACCGAAATCACAGCCCCTATACAGGTCTACTCGGAATGCATTCGGACAAAACTTGAACTGACTTGTCAATTGCATACATTCATGATATTTCAAATCATCTACAGCCATTTTATCCCTCCAAGTAGCACGGCAACATTATCCATTTGGTCGTATATCTTTGACTCACTTATGTCATATAACATAAAATGTTCCCATATCCCATAGACATTCCTAGGATACACATTCTCGTTTATCATCACCTTTAGCAACTGATTAAGGCAATACTTATAATATGCCTCATTGAACGGCATCTTATCATGGTCAGCCATATAAATGTACTCAACAGCACACTTATAACAACTTCCACATCTCAGCCTAGGAAGCACTATCCCGAACTTCTCCTTGACCCAATTATTCCTGTAAGGTCTTAGGCTATGTCGGCAAAGGCATGAATGACTGTTCTCGTAAAGGTCTTTATGCTCGGATACAATATCAAGAGTCTCATTCATGTTAGAAAGGTTACAGTGAATCTTGAAATCGGGCAACACTCTCTGAATGATATGCTCATACTTTTCCCACATGTCCATGCAATCGCCTGCACAACGGTCAAACGGATTATCGACCAACACACTCGTTGTGTAGTTGCCGAACGCAATGTTCGTGCTTATTCCCTCTCGTATACCATAGGATAGCGCACCATTTGCTATAATCATGTTCTTCATTGGGTGTTCCATCCACATGTGCTTACCACTGTATGAAATCTCATCAAAGAATATTGGCATGTTCAGCAACTCGGCACACCTCTGAGCACTCTCCCACTCATCACTGAATGACCGATTTATCTTTTTCATGTGGTACAGATAGACGTTATAGCCAGCATCTCTCCATTTGATTGCTGATGCTATACTGTCTTTCCCTCCACTGAAAGAAAGAATCATGTTCTTGTTATAGTTGGTTGGTAAGGAATCATATGTGATATTTGTGTAATCCACCTCATACGTCTCATACCAATATGTATTAAACAGGTCGATTAGCGATTTGCAACTCTCATCAAACACAGGACGAATCAGTGGGTGCGTGGCTACATCGGAGGTCAGCGCATAGATAGCGTCAATGTCATCCATTACCTTGCTTATGTTTGGATTAACCCTCTTAATCCTCTGCATACTTCATCCACGCTTTCCGTATATCCAATAACCAATTATCGAATGCGAACTGTTTATTTAGTCCATTGATTCTCAACTCTGTCAGATACTTAGAGGTAATATCAATACCCTCAGAATACTTTCGATGCTCGATTAAATGCCACCAACATGTATTTGAAAATGCTCTCCAAAACAGCGCAAGGTCATATCCCTCACCCTCTGAGGTAAGATTTAACTTAGCACCTATCTTGAATGAATTTGCTCCCGACACTTTGTCAATGTTATCAATAACACGTGTTACATATTCATGAAACTCGTTGACATTGTAAGACAACAGCAAATCAACATCCCCAGGAGTATTACAATACTGTGTGACTAAGTAAATCTCATCTTTGTCCACTTCGTATTTTTCAGAATAGTACTGTGCTATCTCCCGTGTTGTATAGGAATCCATGTAAAGCACAAATGCCCTACTAAGAATGGTCTGCAACACATTATCCGTACTTGTTACTGTCATTACAAAACGTGCGTTATTTGGAGGTTCTTCTGTTACTTTCAATAACGCATTCTTAGCCGAAAGAGACATGTTATCAGCATCGGGAAACACATATAGTATAGGAGTTATTGTGGAATACGCCTGTTCTATTGTGCTTCTTACGCTCTCAGCATCAATGCCACACATCTCTGTCGGCATATCAAGTTCTTGTCCGATAAACCACTGAGCAAAGGTCTTCTTACCACTTCCCCTGTCTCCGACTAACAAACAGAATCGGGGAAAATTATTGGACTCTATCAGTGTCTTTACTTTGTCCTGTATGTTCAACTGTCCTATCATCTTCGTCATCTTCGGGTTCTCCACACATCAACTCACACATCCACTCTGCCCATGTCATATTATCGGGCTGCACTAATGTCTTTCCCATCACTCAGCCCTCATACACATGTCAATCAAGTTAGCCTCTATCAATGCCTTGGGATTACTGTCCCACTTCACATCCGAATTGAGTTTGAGTAACTTTTGAAGCAACTGAAAACAGATATCAAAATAATGATTGTCCATCTTCTTGAGACCGTCCTCATAAAAATTGGGAATTTTGGTGTAGGTCAATGTTCGCATGGTGTCAAACTTACACAAATCAAGAACGAAATCCAAATAACCACGAACGAATAACTTCAAATCCTTGCCCTGTGAATGTACTTGCTCAATAATCTCAAGCATCTCTTTAGGTATCTCATCTACGATGCTCTCTGTAAGGTCAAAGAATACCTTGAAATCTACTGTTCCGACTGTCTTTACGACATTATCAAGTGACACATCCTTATCGAATGCAAGACACTTCTCAAGCAATGTAATAGCATCTCTCATACCGCCATCTGCTATCTTTGCTATATATTCAAGGGCATCATACGAAAAGTGTAAAAGGTCATCTATCTCCTTGCCTTGGTTCTCTTCTACGATTATCCACTTAAGTCTGTCCACAATACCTTGTTGGCTTATACGTTGGAAATCGTATCTTTCAGTCCTTGAAAGGATTGTCTTAGGTATCTTCTGCGGGTCTGTTGTACAGAAAATGAATATTGCTGTCTGAGGAGGCTCTTCAAGCATCTTAAGCATTGCATTCCATGCTGATACCGACAACATATGACACTCATCATAAATGTAGACCCTGTACGTGCTTCCGTCAAGACTTGGTTGAACGGCTTGTTGAATTACTGTTCTTACGGATTCAACAGAATTATTACTTGCTGCATCAATCTCTACGGGCATTCCTTTTCCGTTATTTATCTCATTAGCGAATATGCGGGCACAAGTAGTTTTACCTGTGCCAGCACCTCCACTGAACAAATAGACATGCTTTATCTTGCCGTTTTCCAACTGATTACGCAAGATTTGTATGATGCTTCCTTGTTCTGTTACATCTTCAAAAGTTTTTGGTCTGTATTTTACAGCAAGCGACTGTTCAGCCATTAATGCTTTCCTCCGATGGTATTGGCATACTGAGGTCTTACCTGTACGCCCTTAGTAACTTCTGTCTGAGGCTTATTATTCACCCCAAGAGCATTTGAAAGTCCTGTGAGTTCTCCGTAAATCTTGCCCTGTATAATGGCTGTGCTACTCTCAGTACTTGCTATCTTCTCAAGTCCCTTATTGATGGTATCTCCGAGATTACTGATTGCCTGTATCAGTGCATTGAACTGTTCGGGAGTGAAACCATTATTAATAATGGTCGGTGTAGCCGTCTCCGTCTTCTCCTGGGGCTTTGTCACTGTCTTAGGTTCGTCCTTAATGATAAACTTATCTTCCGAAACCTTTAACATTGAACAAAGATGCTTATATGCTGGAAGCGGTAAGTTTTTACGTCCCTCTCTAAGCACATCAGCAAGATAGTTTGATGCGTATCCCATATCTTCCGAAAGCTGATTAAGCCTAAGTCCCTGTTTCTTGATATACTTCTTAAGTGTTGTCTTATCGACAAATGCGAGTTCTGCTCTCTTCATTACTTGCCCTCCTGTCCCTCTTTGAGAATATTTACAATCAGCCTATAATCATGCTCATCATGCTTCTCCCAAGGTTCATCAAAATTAAGTGAATTATCATTAAGCGATTCATAGATAGTGAATCTTCTCTAAATAAACGACTTAATCTCATTAAGTTCAGACTTAATCTCATTAAGTTCATCCGTAAGAGATTCAATCTGAGAGTTTTTACAGATGATATCCATCTTCAAAGACTCCACATCATTCTCAGCAATTTCAAGTTTTTGTAACACATACTGTTCACAGGTTTTGACTTCCATAAGTTTCTCCTTTTCTGACTGGTTACTTTTCTACTGACTTTACGCTCTTCATGTTCAGACGATATCTGACATATTTGCAATCCTCACCATAGCGATTGACGCTCTCTTCGGGGATTGACGTAATGTCATAGCCTCTCTTGCGTAACTCAAAGATTACAGCCGAAAGACGTGTTGCTCCGAATTTCTGAAACGCCTCCATGCTTGTAATGCTGTGGTCTTTTGTTGCTTTCATATGCCCCAAAATCCTTGATATCTGTGTCATAAAATGCCCTCCTTTAATTGTTTAAATGTTTTCTCGTCTATGACATAGTACCTTGTACCATTATCACCAAAATCAAAACAAAGTGCACTGTTGGAATATCCCGTATCGAATGCTTCTTCTTTGTTCTTCTCAAGCCATTCCTTTTTGATAGAAAAAGATTTCTTCTCGGTAGTGGCTGTCTTGCATTCTATCAGCCAATCACCTGCACGAACGTCCCCTTTTACAAAGGCTGTTGCTCCGCTGTTGGCTGTCTGTTTGCCCCCAAGGGCTTTTGCTACGGCTTTCTCCTGTCGGTCTGAGTAAAAGCGAGTGGGTCTATTCATATATCTTCATCTCCTCTATAGCACTCTGAGGAATCCAACCCTCCCAAGTTATGTTTTGTAGCCGTTCCTTGTACTCTCCAACAGCCTTTTTCAACTCTTCCTTAGAACTGAACGGATTTACGTAATTATGCTGTCCACATACTGGACCCATACCGAAATACTTGCTCACCTCATTAGTGATAGGTTTTCCACAGCACATACAAGTCTGTGTAACCTCCTGTAAGATATCTCCGTGTAATTGCATGTAAATCATCTTAGGAGACTCTTTGATTACCTTTCCCACCATAACTCTAAGAGGCATCGGAATGTCTTTATTAAACTTCTCCATAAAGTTAAATTCGGGAGTTGATGGTTTAGTCATCCAAGTCTTTACCTTGACAACATAAACAGTATCCTCAGTCACAGGTTTAACAGAGGGTTTTGCTTCCTCTTCCATCTTAACAAATCCGTTAGGAATCAAATGAATGGACACAGCCCCACGAACGTCATCAATGTTCGTGTGCTGTGAACCATTTATCTCAATTGTACCTTTCCAAGTGTCTAATACGCTCATATCTACCTCACACACGGCTATATATCAGTTCGATTTTCATATCGGAAAACTCACCACTACGAAACGCTGACTCATACGCTCTACGAAGTGATTCAATGTGATGCTCCTCAGAATTGAACCGTAATGTGATTTCATCAAGTGAACCTATGACGGTGCAAGTGATTATCATATCTATTCTCATATCTCTGTCCTCCAAGTGTTTTAAGGTTACATTGCTACGGCAAACCCACGATTGTCATACTCAAGGATGGCTGATTTAGGAATCCATACCTTGTATCCTGTGTGCTCAGTAAAGTTCACAGTACGGCTTCCATGATACCAATAAACACAATCAAAACAGATTGCCTTTTCGGTCTCTCTGACAATGCCATTGACCTTGATGGTATAGGTTACGATTTCCTTACCATTCTTGTCATACTCAAAGTTCTTATTCCAAACAATGGTCTTGCCCTTGCAAAAAGCCTTGCTCTGAATTTCCTCGTATATCCAACTCTTAAGAATGATAGTCATGTCGTTTTCCTCCGTGTTTTAAGTGTTTTAAGTGTCTTTCGACAATACAACAATAACATAGTACAGAATGTATGTCAACAACTATTTTGAAAAAATTTCAAAAAGTTTTAGTCCTCCTGTATCTTACTGTCTATGTACTGTTCAATCATCTTTAAGGTGTCGATATGCTCCTCAGACTCAAGGTATTCGTACACTCTTGCCTGTCCCTGTAACTTTTCTATCTGTTCGCCTGTCTCAGCATCCTTTATAGCAAACCATGCTCCCGACTGTTCGATTATTCCGTACTTAAGCGCAACCTCTATCAAATCTTTGAGATAGTTAATGCCCTTAAGATAATTCAGAGTATAGAAGCCCGTGCGTCTTGTAGGGGGACAAGTCTTATTCTTCTTCATGGTAACCATTACATAGTTGCCTGCAGGATTCTCAGCCTGTCTTGTAAGGTCGTTACCCTTTGCATCTATATACTTGCCCATACGGAACTCAAATCTTGCTGAACAAAGGAACTTCCAACCCTCACCACCTGTTGTGGTCATTCCGCCATATGGGTCATTCATCTTAGCACGTAACTGATTGATACCGATTACAGTAGCCTCATACTTATTGCAAAGCATCTCAGCCTTTTTACTGAACTTGGTAAGAGCCTTTGCAATGCCACCATACTGATTATCCTCTACGCTATCCTCAAACTCTTTATTGGACATCATAGCACCATAGGAATCGATTACCACGAGTCCTACTTCGCCTGTATCAAGCATTTGAAGTATCTGTTCAAAGACTGTCTCAGCACCCTGTCCCTCGGGCTTTATAATCCAAAGGTTCTCAACATCTACTCCTAATTTTGTTGCCCATACTCGGTCAAAAGTGTTCTCCATGTCAGCATAGACTACATCTTTCGCCCCCTCCATGTGCTGATAATTGGCAATGACATCAAGGGCTGTGGTAGTCTTACCTCCATGGTTCTCACCAAAGAACTCAACCAACTTTCCCATGGGGATTCCACCATAGGTCATGTAATTCAGTCTCGGACTAGTGAAAGGGATTCTCTTATAGTCGTACTGAGGCAACCCCTTACTGACAATATTTCCCTTTAACTCTTTGTTGATACTCTTCATCAACTCTTTCATCTTTGACATCTCTTTTACCCTCCTTATTATTCCTCATCTGACTCAAGCACAAACAGGTCTTCAAGTCGGCATGACAGTATATCAGCAAGGTTAAATGCCAACTCCCATCTAGGAAGTGACTTACCTTGAAACCAATAATACGGGGTTGAAAGGTCAAGATTGAAAAATCTCGCAAGTTCATCGGGCGATATCTTCTGAGCCTCACACCTCTTCTTAATGTTCTCCCCTGTTGCTTTCATGTTTATTTTCTTGTTCAATAGTCCCACCTCTCTTTCTTACTATCTGCTGTGGTTGACATCATATGTGTCAACTGTTCCTCTTGCATTCTATGTGACAGTACTTTCTTACAACTTGAAAGAAGTTCCTGTGCTGCGTCTACCTTGGCTTTCATGGTCTTATACGCTCTTGAATAACAGATATTTGTCAACTGTTCGTGCTGACTCTGTAACTCAGCCTGTGTATTCCTGTCGGCAACTGTACCCTGTGTGTTATTGTCTCTTGCTGTGTTATAAACCTCTCTCCATACGGCTTTGCTGATATCGTCCTTAATGCCCAACTGTTCGCACATGCCACCAGCAAAGTAAATATAGGTGGAAAGGTTCATACAAAAATCCTCAAGTTCTGTCGTTGTAGGAGGCTTCTCTCCGTCTTTCAGACAATTGGCAATGAATCTGATATAGTTGTCCAAATCCTTGCAATACGGCTCAATTATCTCCTTTACAATGTCATTCACCTGTATTGAGGTATTCTCTACTGTACCTCTGATAGAGGCTAACAGTTCCTTGCTCTTCTCGCTAACGTCATAAATCATCTCGTTTCCTCCTAGTGTTTAAGTTTTAAAAGTGGTGTCATGTCATAGTCAAAATAGACTCGTTTCTTTTCACCCTTAAGTTCTACTATCGGCACTGATGCATCATACGCCACATCATATCGCACACTTTTACAATCAGCCTCATATAAGTCCTGTAACAAATCGATTGGCAAAAACAAGGTAACGTCATGGTCAATCCACCAACAGAGAACTCCTGCAACTACTCCCTTTATCTTTGACTTCTCAAGCAACCCCTCCCACTGATTGTCTCGAATGTTCCCGTAAAATCCGTGTAGTTTACCATCCTTACCCCTCTTAGGGATGCTATGGATACTCAGAGTGTTCCCCTGTACTGACTTGCATTCGATATAAAAAAGTGTGGGATGTTTATAGGCTATAAAATCACAGATATTGGTGCTTCCCTTATACTTGGTCACTTGGTCGGGTATTCGGTCTACTGACACGTCCTGTATCTTTTCAAGTGACTCTCTTACAGCATCTTCAAAGCCTTTTCCTTTATTCTTAGCCATTTATAAATCACCTCGACACATAGTCTTGTAATTACAAAATTCACACACGCTTCTCGGTAAATCTTCGGGTTTAGGAGGGACAACATTGTGCTCAATATAGTTATCACAGTTAGTTATCTTACCCATTAACTCGGATTTCATATCGTCTGTCGGCTCAAACATGTACGCTTTCATGTCAAGCACGTCTCTATTGATATAAACGAATATGACTCCATGTATCTCAAACATAGAACTATATGCTGTTCCTTGCATGTAATGCTTAGGGTCAACACCCTTTCGCATCATCCACTTATTGGAACTCTCTGTCTTTAACTCAAGGATATAATACTTCCCTTTATATCTGATTATTCCGTCACACAGAAAACTGATATTCAGTTTCTTGTGAAATAGTTTGGTCTCATAATCCCCATGTTCAAAATCGGGTTCTTTTACAATCTCAAGGTCATCTAACTCCCGACTTCTTACATACTCAGCAACATTTACATACTCACAATCCATGTCATTAGACTTCATGTCAAGTACCGACTGTTGGATTCTCTGATGTATGTCTGTCCCCGAATTACAAATACCCACAAGTGTATAGGAACTCTCCCCATCATCTTGTGGTGCTCCGATTCTCTGATAATACATGTTACGAATACAATGCATTGAACTCGGTTTGTAGGTCTTCGAGGGCAATCGCCTGTTCGCCTTATCCGTAAGTTCAATGCTTCTTTTTAAGTCCGATAAAAATGACTGTTCAACAGGAAGTTCCTCATTGGCTTCCTGTATCAGTCGGCATATATTCTTTAATGTGCTTCTTGTCATATTACACCCTCATAAGGTTATTAAAACTGATTGAATATCCATCTATTCTGATGTACGGCACAGATTCCGATTTAGTGTACTGAATCTTAACTCTGTGGATTTTTCCTGGCGTTCCGTAATTCCAACGGCAAATCGCATATTCGTCAATCCCATGTTCGACATCAAGTAATTCTAACCCACCCCAATTGCTGTCAGCATAGACAGCAATAGGAGGCTTGTTTCCGTAGCGTTCTGTAAGTTCTTTTTGTGTCATACTTCACCTCAATCCGTAGTTTTGTAAAAGTAATCAAGTTCTTCGCCTTTAAGGTTCTCAGTGGCATACAGGTCAGCCACCTCCCAAAGGTCGTTATACATCTGAGCGTACTCATCATTCTTGCCATACCACTGCCAAATCTTCCAATTCAGCACCATCACAAGTTCTGTAAGATACTTGTAATTGGTCTTCCACTCTTTGAATGCTCTGAGATATGTATCCTGTATCGCTTTTGCGCCAAAGTGCTCGGCAATGCTGAAATCCTCAAAGAATGTGGTTATCTGAGTGTATCCACAAAAGGACTCACTATCAAATCTTGTAATCGTCATGCCGTCCATTATTTAGCCTCCTTTTTGTATACGCCACGGATAACTCCGTCAACAATGTCAAATGTCCAACCCATCTTGTCGGCAAGAACTTCAAGTGCTTCGAAAGGAAGTACGTTCATTCCCTTGACAAAATCGGTGTAGGTAATCGTTCTGTCTCGGAGTTCGTCATTCTCCCGATTATCCACAACAGCAAATGTGAGTGTGGTCGGAGTCTGTTTGATGAGGGTAACATCAAAATTCTCTGTGATAAGTTTGATAAGACTTCCCACCTTTTTAGTGGGACAAGAGATAAGAGTGAATCCGATAACATCAGCCGTAACAAATAAGCGTACCTGTGTGGCTTTGTTTCGGGTCTCAGATAAGAGTGATTTTACCTGTTCAATCAAGGTAACAATGTCTCTCTTTTCCTCGGATGTAAGTTCAATTCTTGAGTTATTCAATTTAAGCCTCCTAAGTGATTTGAGTGTTTTTGTTTACAAAACCATCGTACCAAACATTAGATACAATGTCAATAACTTTTTGAAAAAATTTCAAAAAAAAAATAGAGGTGCTATATTCCAAGCACCTCCGTCTATTTGATATA